TTCCGGGCCGTGGAGTGTACGCTAGTGGAGGCTGAGTAACAGTGCCTACGTTTGTTGACGCCAACGGTGATATCACCGGCTGGACCGTGCAAGAGGATGCCAACCCGGATACTGTCAACGGCCAGGGAGGTATTGAAACCGTCACGTACACCGCCGATGAGGTGGATGTTTCGGTGTACGGTACTGAGCAGGTGTTCACGGATGACCTGCACGGTGAGATTGTGGGTAGGGTTACGTCGTGGAGTGAGACGGAGACTAGCGCAAATGTCACGCTTACCGGCCCGCTGAATGCGTTCAACGTAGTGCGCCGTGTGTACCCCGGTGCGCGTATGCTAAAAGACCACCTGCGGGGTTGGTGCATCGACGTTGGGTTGATTCATCCAGGCGACCCGTATTACATCACGGTTCCCGATGACGAGACGGCGATTTGGGTGCTCCCTGGCTTTTATGGGAACATGTGGGAATGGATTCGCAACCTGCTGGCTGTGGCACGGATGGACCTTGTGTTTGAGAACGGTACGTATGCCCTCAAGCACATGGAGGACGCCGATACGCTCTCCCTCGGTCGTGTCACCGGGCGTTCCCAATCACTTGACCAGTACAACCCGGCTCGATACAACGAGATTCACTACTACAACAACGAGTCGGCGGTGCAGGGGGAGATGTACCCCATCAACAACGCTGACGCCACCGTGTACCAGGTGGAGGCCGGTGAGACCATTACAGTCCGAGTGGAGTCTCGGGGGTGGTTGTACTCAGTGAACCAACCCGAGTGCGTGGACTGGGTGGAGGCCGACCCCGATTATTACGACGGCACAGATGGCGCGTACTCAATTATTGGTAATGACAACCTCCCCTTTCCAGCGGCCCGGTGGAACGCTGAGGGGGGCTACATTGACGTAGAAATCGATGACGACCCGAAGTACTTGAATGTCACCATTCACGGAGCGAGCAGTACCGACTATGCCCCGTACCGCGTCGCCATGTCCTCTGGTAACGCCTACAACTCGTTGCGTATTACCGGTGACGGTGTGCGGTCTACCCCGAAGTCTATCTTGTTCCCCACCGGTGCCCCCGCGAGTATCACCACCGAGGAAATCGGTGAGACCATTGAAGTGCCGTTTGTGTCGTCGTATGCGGATGCCTTGCGGGCTGGCGCGGCGGTTGCATCCCGCACTAACGGGGTAACGCACACCCTGTCGCTGAACATGGACGACGTGGATTCCAATTTCCGCTCTACTGCATCTCAGGTGTTCGTGTATAATGACTGTGAATGGCGGGTGTCGTCTGCCTCGTTTAGTCCCACCGGGGTAAGCGTGGATGCCACCCCCCGTAAGACAATGGCGGCTCAAGTAGAGGCGTGGAGCGACCAAACGACAATGGCTACGCAGGTTGCTCAGTGGGAAGGGAAGCGAATGATTGATATGATGGTACAGCCATTGAAGAGGGATGCGTAATGGCTATTCGACACGGGCTAAGTGCCCAAAGTGCTCCGTGGGGTAACCTCAAGGACAAGGTGGACGCCGACCACGAGGCCCGACTCACCGCGCTAGAGAATAACCTGCTTAATCTCACCAACCAGCAGGCGGCGGGCTTCCAGCAAGTGGGTACGGTGACTCGACACCTGACAACGCAGATGGTGAGCGACTCCAAGCAGGCAGATGTTTCAGCCGCGTTCACGGGTGGGGTTCCAGACCTAGACATGTCGTTTACGGCACCTGAGTGGGCCAATGCGGCGCTCGTTATCGGGTCTGTGGGGTATGTATCGGGGTATACGGATTCGACCCAGATGTCACTTACTACCTATGCTTTCGGCCAGTCGTTCTGGGCGGTTCCGGGTCCGGACTGGATTGCTCAGTATGACATCAGCGAGGATACCGTCGAGCCGGTATTCGGGAAGGGCACACAAGCACGGTTTATCGACTTTAAGTCCATTGCCCCAGAGGACCGCACGGTTATCATCTATAGTTGGCTCGAAGACATATCGTTCCCCATCCCTGCGGGCACTGTTCGTGTCGGGCTGGGAGTCACCGTGTTCTGGCTTAACACCGGAAGTTAAAATAAGGAGGAATGTAATCATGGGTCAACTTGATGCAAACGGCGTGTGGGAGTACGATCTGGACGACCCACCATATTCCCCGGAAGCACTTAACCTGGGGATGGCGTCCGTGTCTAACGTCTTGGCGTCAGGTGTACATATTCAACGGGTTGCGAATACATCCGAACGCGACTCTTACCTATCAGACTTCGTGGCGAGCGTCGGGGGGACCCCCACCGCCGCAAACCCGTGCGTGGTGTGGCGCGGAAACAATTCCGCTAACCGATACATCGAGTTCACCGTTGACGGGGTGAACTGGGTACCCTTGTCACAGCCCCTACAAGATACCGGGTGGGTGACGTTGACGCTTGCGAGCGGGTTCACTGCCACTCAGGTGTTTCAGATACGCCGCATCGGCATGGCCGTGTGGATGCGTGGCGTTGTCACGCCGTCAACAAACTGGGGCGCGGCTGGTACAAACAGCACCATCGTTGCGTCGGGTGGCATCCCCGCCGACATGCGGCCCGTGTCGGGATACGTGGCAGCCCAGATTGCAATCGGCTCATCTGTGGGTGCCACGTTCCGCGTCACCCCGCAGGTCGATGGCTCGCTTACCGTCCTCCCTCAGCAGGCGACCTCCACGGCTGGTGTGTTCCTCGGCGGCGTGTCCTGGGTCGTTGGCTAGCCAACGCCACGCAACAAAACCCCCGCCAGTCACCTACACCTGGCGGGGGTTTTGCCTTGATTCGGGGGAATCTAGCCTAGAGGATTGAGTAGTCGAACCACTTCCCCCCGGCCACTGTGAGGGCTACGATGCCCTGCCGGGCGCGGTCCCCGGACTTCTTAGTGAACCACGCCGAACCGGGGTCGAGGGAGGGGGTTCCGAAAATGGTGATGTCATCCCCCAGGGTATCACTGCTTTGGTGGTGGTAGTGACCGTGTACCCACAGGGTAGCGTCCTTGCCGGGCATGTTGCCGACAATCTGGTTCTTCACCCACTCTTTCATGCGGGCAGGCGTGCCGGAGTGGTGGCCGTGCGTGAGCGCTACAACAGAGCCATCCTTAGTCGTCACCACTGTTGTGTCGTGGTACTTCTCGGGGCGGGCGAACTCCACGTGCCACCCCCGGTCCTCGCACCGAGACTGGATGATGCGCTGAATGTACAGGCCCCAGTCGTTCTCGGAGTCGTACGGGTTGTTCTTCTGGTCGTTACGCGCCTCGCCGTGGTTGGAGGTCACGGTAGCGAACGTGAGCACGCCACACAGCGGTCGCAACCGGCCAATGGCGTTCATGTACAGTGCTACTGCGTCCTCCAACTGCTCAGGCAACGTGCGGTCGTTCGTGGACACCTGCCCCCGTGTCGAATACAGGTTCTCCACCAGGTCGCCCATGTCGCACAAATAGCCCTCGTTAGGGCGCTTGACGGCCCACCGCTCTGCTACCCGCTCGATGGACTCCTTGAACTTGCGGATGGTGTCATCCGTGCCAGAACCACCCTCAGACTTGCCAAGTTGCAGGTCTGCCGGAAAGGCGAACTCCGCCGCACCGAGAAGGCCCGTGGCGGGGACGGTCGGCCAGTCACGGATAAGCAGGTCGATACGCTCGTTATCCAGGTGAACCTCGGCAGGTGTCTCCTGCGCCACGTTCTCCCACGAGTACATGACCTCCCCCGAAGCGCTTTGCCACTTCCGACGGGGACGCCACGTGCCACCGTCCGGTTCGGACACAGCGACATCCACCTCGTCACCGGGTCCGATGCCCAGGGCGTCAGCCCATTTCCGGTGGCGGCGTACGGATGCTTCAGAGCACCCTACCTGCGCACCGATGGCGCAGTTGCTAGCCCCCCAGTCAATTCCACTCGGACCATACTGGCACACCAAGCATTGAAGTTCGTGATTCATAGACCCTCCTGTTCTCCATACAGTTTACCAGTTGGACACTCATCCCCGGGGTAGCAGACAGTGCAAACCATGTGCCACATGCCACAGTTACGCACTTCGTACTCCACCCATCGGGAGCATTCATGCATTATAGCCCCTCAGTACATCAATGACGAGGCTTGCTTGCTCGTATTGAACCCCATCGTATTCATCCGGGTGTGCGATAACGTGGCGTGACCACTCTAGTTGACTGCGGAATGCCGCCAGCACCGCATCCTTTAGTTTCGCAAGGGCCTCCTTGTAGGACGAGCACTCGAAGTAGACAGACTCATCGCAGATATACCCGTCGTGATATACCGTGTACTTAGTCTCGTGCCCATAGCGGAAGTCGGTAGAGACGTACCAGTGGCAGTCCCTCTCCTTGTGATGGTCCATCGAAACATACCGGTACCACATGTCCAAGAGCCATTCGGTTTCAGCGTCAATCAACGTCAACCTCCCACCACGTTGCCCGGTACCACTGGGACCCCCACTCATTAGTGTAGGGGCCTTGGTACCGTACGAAATCGGGAACATTATCCTGGCGGCGGGTGAGTTCCTCAAACAACCTACGGTCCTCCCCGAGGGGGACAGTATAGGTAGAGGTCCTTGTCCTCGTGGTAGCACTGTAGACCGTGCAATCCTCAAAAACGGTCGCCGCCCCTGAAACAGTGGGCTTATAATTAGAGATAACTCTTATCATATCGGAAGTGCCTGCCCTCCAAGACGCCGGTACGCGGTGCCCCCATCGACAAACGACGCCCCACACGGGCACTCCACCATCACATGCCGACCGGGGGACTCGATGATGGTACCACATGCGGTACAACGCGCCCGATTGCGCGGGACAATGATACGGCCCGCCCCCTCCATGCGACGGCTCCACACCGTTGCACGCTCGTCCCCCACGCTCTCCCAAAACGACTCCTGGTCAGGGTCAACAAGCCACAGCCCCAACACGTCCCGGTAGAAGAACCCGTCAAGGTGCCAGTACAAGGGGCACCCCTGCAGGGAGTGTTGCGAAGGGTTGTGAATCACGCAGTTCTCACCCCCGCAGGTTCCGTTAAGATGTACGTGGTTAAGCGTATACGGCTCCTCGTCCTCGTTGACAATGGTTACCTCGTCGTAGTACACTCGAACATCAGGACCCTCCATTACCCACCTCCCTACTCCAATCCGCTATCCACTCAAACGTGGGCCGGTGCTTCAACACCCGCGCCGCGTAACTGATACCGTGCCAGATGGCACTGTTGGCGTCGTCCCCGTCCGGCTGGCCTACATTCTTCCCGGTCGTGAGGATGCCGTGGTCTTTCAGAAACATCCTAGCACGCTTCTTCTTCTCAGTCAGGTCAGACCCACCATACAAGTACATCTCGGCAGGTCGCCTCCATCGCGGGTCCGGGTAGTCCGGCATGTAGTACCGGGCGACAAGCGCACCCTCACACCGCAACGGCTCCGTAGAGTCTAGCGTTTGGGCAAAACCCTTGCCTTGGAGTGGTACGAACTTCTCAGAGATGATAACGTGGTCATCCTCATCAGCAGGCGGACATAGCGGATAGTCGAAGACATCAGGATACCTGTCCATCCACCCCAGCAGGCCACTCAACCCCCCTGAGAACTGCCACCGCTCAATAAGTTCATACGGTGTACCAACCCCCACCTTGCCATACGCGATACCGCTCGACTTTCCGGGGTCGAAACTCAGGATATAGGTGCTCATGCCCCCTCCCTTCTACTCGTGGCTAGCACTGTACCAGTTGGTTGCGTTGATAGGCCCATGGCTCATCACGAAGGGGATGGGCTGACTCACCGGGGTGCCAGGGTCGAATACCATGCTCATCTTCTCCTCCACATACGCCACATGCTTCTCGATATCCCCCGCTGGAAGGCAGAACACCACCGCATCGTGGACCGTCATACGAATCCACCGGGTTTTCTCAATGTCGTCTACCGCGATACGGATGAGGCCGTCAAAGAGAATCTCGCGGGTTGATGACTGTCCAATGAGGGCGGAGGATTGAGTGAACGACCGGTTAGCGTCCACAGGCATACGCCGACCCCATGTGTTGGTCACGTACCCGTTCTCACCCTCTGCCGTCACACGGTCCTGCCACAGCGCCACCCACGGATACGCATCACGGTAGGCTTGGAGGAACCCGGCGGCTTCAGCAACCGTGACCCCCAAGGTTGCCGCCAACTTCTTTGAACCAATACGGTAGGACATGCCGTGCGTTCCCGGCTTTGTTCGAGTGCGGTAGTACGCGGGGTCCTCATCATACTTGTCTCCGTAGAAGATACGTCCAGTAATCTCGTGGGCGTCTGCTCCGGGTGCGAACCGTTCAGCATAGGCTTCATCCCCTGACACGGCGGCAACAGCACGGGCGTCAGCCGCACTATAGTCAAACTCCACCATGTACGTTCCGGGGTCGGCAATGAAGTAACGCTTCTCCACCGCCCCTGGGCCGCGTGCAGTCCACACAGTAAGTCCTGGCTTCTGCACCGAAGTGCGTCCTGAACGTTGCAAGCACGTAATATCCGGGTGGATTCGCCCGTCCGGGTAGGTGGAGTCCAGTGCAAGTTGTGCAAGTGACCGGAGTCCCTGAAGTGAGGCAAGGGCACGCCCTAGTTCCTCTGCGTCAGTCCCCTCCGTAATGGCAATCATTGTTTCACCTGAGAACGACGGAGCGCCAGAAGCCGTGGGGGTCCAGTTCGGGGTTGTGGCGGGGGTGATGCCGAACGACTCCAACGCTCGGAGAATGGCATCCTTACCTGCGTTAGACTTCCACGGTTGCTTACCAGCGGTGGGGAAGTCGAACTCCTCCACGAGCCAATCCATTGTCTTGTTGCGGGCTTCTAGCAGTTCATTAACCCGTGCCTGGGCCTCCTTCTGGTCCACCAGCACGCCGTTGCAACTAATACGGGCGTTGAGGGCGGTGACAATCATCTCCCGCCACATGTACTCGCCGGAATACTCAATATCCTGCATCACCCCCAGGAGGTGCCGGAACAGGCCACGAACGGCCACTACATCCTGCTCGGCGTAAGCCAGGAAGTCTGGGTCATCCAGGGGGATAAGCCCATAGTCATAGTCGGCCACACGAGTCTTGGCCGGTTGGTAGGGCTTGGCAAGACTCTTCATGTCCCCCAACTTACCGGGGAGGTTGAACTGGTGGCACAGGTTCGCCAGACTCAGCCACTTCTTAGCGGCCTCTGGCTTGGAAGCGTCATAGAACGTGTGGCCCGATGCGTCAGTATATGAGTAGGGGGCCGGGGTAACAAGTGCCGCCATTGCAAACGTGTCAATACACCTGTGGTTAAGCGCCATCTGCAACGGCTCCAAGGAGTCCGCTCCAAAGAGCACGGGGATGTCGTAGGATAGCCCGTTGTGCGTCACGTTATACGGGGCCGACCGCACCAACTCCACCATCTCATCGTAGTCAGTGGTGATGCTTACCGGTCCGCCGTCCCACGCATACTGCATGGTTCGCACGAACTCACGCGGGGTCATCTCGTACTGCCGACCTGCGTTATGGGTTTCGAGGTCCCAGAACAAATACTTTCCGGTCACGATACACGCTCCAACAGGTCCCTGCGGTCATGAGCGTAAAACGCAGAGTAAAGTGCTTTCCACGGGCGGTTATACCGTTGCTCCAACAGACGGCGGGTAACGTTTGGCGTGTTCTCCACAAACTCAAACATCTCGTCTGCGTATCGGTGGTAGGCGCGTACGCCCGAGTTTTCATTCAGCCGCAGAATGAGGTCTTTTCGTCGGTGGAGGCGCAACGTCTTCCATATGGTGTTTCGGGTACGACCGTCAAACTCCCGTGACACATCATCCCAGGTGGCGTCTGTCCAGTACTCCAAGTAGTCAACCAACTGCGAGATACAAGAGGATGCTACTGGCTTACCCTTACGCATCACGCTGTTAATAGCAGAGCGGCCAATAACCCCGTACGTCTTCGCTTGAACAGACCTGATGAGGTCCTTCCGGCCACGACGATACAACGCCGCGCTCATCTGTTGCCGGGTGCGACCAAAGTCTCCCTCCAACTGGTCCCACGTACGCGGCATGAACTCTAGTTCCTCGATGAGGGCATCAACATACCGCTTCTCGCTAGGCTCCAACTCCCGGTTGCGGGTAGCCATGACGTAACAGGAGCCACACAGCCCCCTTGCCCTAACGGGTCGGTCGGGGTGCTTACTACACATCTCATTCACGATATATCCTCCTCTCAAACGTTCGGGTAGAACCGGACCTTACCATCCTTATGCGTTGATGTGATTCTCCCCTGAGTCACCAACGCCTGAATGCGGTCCTCCAACTCACGGGGGGACTTGTCAATCATTCCCCGGAATCGTGTCGTCAGCGCCGCGTGGGTGATACCGGGATTGGCGAGGACGTGAGCCTCCACCTTATCGCAGTCCTGGTTGAACTGGCCGTTACCTGCCGCCTCCACCACCCGGTAGATGTTGTTGTGCCACTCCTCAGCGTACATGATTGCCGTCATGGCGTCAACCTCGTTAATAACCCGGTCACCGCGCCACAAGGCCAGGAGCGCCGCGCACTTCCACATGGTCTCCTTCAGTCGAGTGATTGCCGGGCCGGTAGCCTCGTAGTGGTCCCGCTTCTTGGCAATGCCGTCAAACTGCTTGTGGGCCTCGAACAGCCAATCCTCTGCCTCCTGGGTCCAGTCCATGAGAACCAGCGGGGGTAACCCCTTCAGCGCAAAGAACAGGTCAGCCACCAAAGCATACGCCTCCGGGGGTGCTCCCGTGTCCGTGACATGACGGCGGGTGACCTTGTACTTGCGGTCGTCATCCACCGGGTCGTCAGCCCACCCAAAGTTGAACCGAGCAAGGAATCCGGTCTCGAACATGTCAGTGTTGATGAGACCCAGCAACCGGTCAGGAGTTGCCATGAAGTTGATATCAAACGAGGTCTTGGCGCTCTTACCCTTCAACTCCTTCAATCGGAGTTTACTGGACGGGTCCACAATCCCTTCATACCACCGGGCCAGTTGGTCCTTCAGGCCGGAAAGCCAATCCTTCTTAGTGAGGGCACTGAAGAAGTCGCTCGCCTCGTCATGGAGAATCATAGACGGCTTACCATCACGGTTCAGCAACGCCTCATGCATACCCTCGGGGCTGGAATTAGCACCCAGGTTGTAGAACGTCTCACCGTCCTTAAACATGAGGTCCAGGGATTGACGCAGAAGGTCGTAACTGCTCGTCTTACCGGTACCTGACTCACCCAACGTGAGAAACCACAGGTTGACGCCGTACGGCTTACCGTGAGGGATAATCGCCCGCGTCCCAAACGCCATGCTTAACAGTGTCCACGCCGCTGGAATATCGTAGTGCGGGTTCAAGAAACCCTTCTGGGACGCCGCATCCAAGTAGAGGTCAATGAACGTAGGGTGTGCCCGTACGAACTCCTTCTCTTCAGGGGTCAATAGGCTAATCCGGCTGTTGTCCACCTTGCGCTCCGAAAGAATGGGGTTGCCTTCCGGTGGGGGTGGCGTGGTGCGTCCCTGGGCAATGCGGTTCATCACGAACTGCAAGCCCCACTCACGAGACAGGTGCTTTGTGGCAGGCGCAGACCACATCACCGACAGGAGGTCCATATCATCCGGGATGAGAACCAGGAGCGCACGTAGCATCTCCGTCCACGTCGGCTTGTCCTCCGACGCGGTGAACAATTGCGCCGGTGCCCCGTTGGGAATGAGGTCCAAGTGGTAATCCGGCAAGTCCGCCCTCAGTTGGATGGTGCCGCCGTACTCCTCGATACCGGACGCCAGGGCCTCGGCAAACTTGTACTCCCACTCCGACTCCGGGGTTGTGTGGTTCTCACCGGGACGGTTCAACCACGCTTCTTCCAGACGCTCCAACAATTCAGGAACACCAGGGTTACCCTCTGCACCCAGTCGGATAGCCTCATACTGGGCCTTCACCATGTCACCGTGGCCCATGTCGTCGTTCACGCGGGCGATGGCACGACGCACCAGGATGTTCGGCTCTCCCGGCTCCAACGACTCGTACCAGTCCCGCACCGTACCCTCAAAAGCGGAAGCGCTACGGACCTCCCCAGCGTCACACAACCACTGGGGTGCCTCCGCGAACTCCTCACGGCTGGACGGCACACCCCCGGCCCACACGACATACGAGCCGCCAGACTGTCGGTCAACGCCCTTCATCTTCCGGTAGGGGTGAGCGGGCGGGAAGTGCCCCTCCGGGGCCGTGTACACGTAGTGAGCACCCTTGCCGTTAGTGCTTTCGTACTGGAACGTCTCAGGGATGGCAACCCACGCCTCCATGATGGACTCGTACCCGTCCACACCGTCCTTAACGTCGATATCCAGCACGATAAGGCCACTAACACCAGTGGCAACGCCCACTAGCGCATCCGGGTGGTCACGCCACAGCCCCTTAACAGTGTCCGGGTCGGTGGATGCTGAGTAGAACCCATCCGCAGGGTACGGTGACTTAGGCCCGTAGGTTACCCCTCCTATTACTTCACTCGTGGCGCGGCAGGGGAAGACATGCAAACCTAGTTCAGCGAGAGCCAGCGCGGTGTGGAGGGTGGTCAAAGTCAAATCCCCTTTCTCTCGATTCTCATTGCTATCCGATAGTGGAGGTGTCGGGATTCGAACCCGAGTCCGCCGGGGACCGCGTGCGGCTTTACCCAACGTCGATACCATATCACCCCCGTAGTGGACAGTTTACCGGCATGTCCAGGCCGGATGGTTACTCGTTCGCTACGAGAACCATCATAGCGCGGATGGGGTTGGTTCCGATGAGGGAATCGCCCACTCTCTCCCACGCATCAACCATACCGGTGAACTGAGAAATCAGCGTCTCCGCCTTCTCCTGTCCCTCCACGGCGTGGAGAAACTCATTGGTGAGGTTGAACAACCTCAGCGTGGCACCCAGCAGGGCATCCTGCTCGTCTGGGGTGAACTCAGCGGTCACGGTAGCCATTAGAACGGCGCTTCCTCGGTATCGCCCGCCTTCGACTCAAGAATGGTGAAGTCACCAAACCGGGTCTCAAATGCCTGGCCGGTCGTGCCGTCCTTGCGGGTGAACTCGCGGGCTTCGAGGCGTGCATCATCGATGCGCACCTTGTCACCCTTACCCACGCTGGCAAGGATGTCAGCGGGGGCGGTGTGGGTCACCCACAGGGTACCGGTCTCCACCCACTGGCCGGACGAGTCCTTGTACCCCTGGTCAACAGCGATACGGACCTGCTGGTACCCCCTCGCACCCTGCTTGTCATACGCCGGGTTCTCGGCAGGTCCAGCCGTACGGCCAATCACCGTTGCCGTGACTCCGGTGTAGTTCTGAGGGTTCTGTTCTGCACTCATTTACTTCCTCCTTCTCCTAGTTCGTCTCACCAATATCGAGTTTTACAATCAGGGTGACGACACACGCCATGAGAACCGCATCCGGGTACGAGACCGTGACTGCCCCACCCGTGATTGGGTCAACCGCCAGCATAAGCAGCCACGCCGACAGCCATATCAGGCCCGCCTGTACCAGCATACGACGCATCTACTTCCTCCTTCGGTTGACGCTACGACTCTTACGAGCCACCTTGTTCTTTGCCCGCCTTCGAGCAATCTCCTTCTCCGGCACCGTACCTGCGTACACGTGCTTCTTCAACAGTTGCAGTGCAACCAATACTAGCACCCTGTTCGGGTCCTCATCCTCCATCAAACGCCACCTCCTTCTTCGTATCCTTGAGCCTCTTCTGTGCGTGACGCACCGCCAACGCACCTCTGAACAACTCGAACGCCGAGTCTACCACAGGCAGGGGAACTTCGATGAGTTCGCAGAACGCGGGTCCCTCCTCCGTGTCAGGACGGAGGTGGAGGATGGAGTACGCCTCGAAAGAAGGCAGGGGGGTCGGGGTCCACCACGTACCCGCCGCCTCCACCGCCTCCGGTGCATCCTTCAGTGCCTCCACCGCCATCGTGTGACACGCCCCCAGTGCCCCAAGTTGAGCAAAGTGCTCATCCCGTGCCAGACGGCTGGTCTTGTTGTCGTTGAGATACTTCACTCCGTTGACAGTCCAGAACGTGTCAGCCGTACCCGCGTACCCGTTGCCGAACAGTGTGGCCTCCGTGGCGTGTACCGTGATGTCCTGGTCCACCTTCCACAGGAGGTACTGCTCAATCATCTCCTCCTGCTCGCGGCGTGTAATCTCCGGCTCAATCCACCCGTTCAGGTCCGCCTCAATCCACTCGTGGACAAGCGTCCCCAACTCCGCCAGGTCGTCAAGCACCCCAACATGGTAGTTGGTGAGATTCACATCCGGGTCATCAAAATCAGGCTTGCGCTTGTGGTACCACCGGAGGAACCCGTACCCCTGCTCCTCCGTCCGGTCGAGAAGTTCATCAACATTAGCCACCGCATAGGCGGCAGTGTTATCCACCGCCCATTGGACCACGCCCGGCTTATCCAACGCCCCGAGAATCGTCGTGACAGAAGGCACCACCGGCTGTCCGGGTTCGAAGATAGCCTTGTATCCGCGACCCCCGAACCCGGAAGCCCTCACCGCAAGTCTGGGTTGAGTCACAGCAGGTTCACCTCCACGTACAGGCCGTCCGAATCCTCATTCAACTGAAGAGCATCCTCCGTCAGCAGGTGACCCCCCACGTAGACCGGAACGTCCTCCATTCCGGCCTCGGAGAGAAGGTCCTGCAAGCGGTCACACCATTCTAGGATAGTCACGCGCCCTCCCCTGACATAGAGAGGTTTCCGATGTACCCGACCGGAACAAGACCCCCTGCCTCATCGATGGTGTCGTCCGCCTCATCATAGGCAACGATGTACACTTCGTCCTCATTCAGGGTAAGGAAAAACTCGTTGCAGACGGCTCGGAACTCGGCAACCTGCTCCAAGACCTCCGCAACAGATTGACCCTTAAACGTCCGCCGGATAACGGTCGTCGCCATCATGCCTCCAAGCGCTTAAGGACTTCCGCGTACAGCGCCTCACCCGTCAGGCCCTCGCCCTTCACCACGTCCACGAGTCCGTTTACTCGCTTCTTGGCCTCCTCCAACTCCTTCGGGTCCGTCACCGGGTCGATGAACTTCTGTCGGATGATGTCAGCGCTCTTACCCGTAACCGTGCGGGGCTTCGAAGTTGCCTTGGCCTTCGCCACAGGTGCCGGGGTGGTCTCCTGGTTGTCGGCTCCACCGTTCTGCGAGTCCGGGTCGGGTTCGCCGGTGATGATGTTGTACAGCGTGATGTTCGCAATCTTCTGCGCCTGGGTAACTAGTTTGCGTGCAGTCTTATCGCTTGTATCGGCGGCTTCCGTAGGCACAACCACCAGAATGGAGTCCTCCACGGGGTTTTCCGCTTCAACATTGATGTACCGGAAGGTAAAGGTTCCCGTGCCGGATGTGGACGAACGAGGCACTCTGCCATCACTCGGTTGTGCTCCCGTAGCCACTCGGTAGTTTGTCTCCGCGCTTTCGAGCACCGAGATGATTCCATGCTTCACTTCGAGAGGCTTGACGGCACGCAGGATGTCGTCAATTGCCAGGAACTTGTAAACGGTCTTCCCGTTAACCTCTAGTGACCCGTCCTTAGTCAGCGGGGGGACTTCTGCTCGAACTGCCGCAACCCGCTGATAAATGTTCCGGGTGTCTTTCGTTGATACCATTATTCTTCCTCCTTAATCAGGTTCATCCTACGCCTGTTCTCCCGTGCCGTCACTGGCTCTAAGTGTCGGGGGTTGACGCATATTGTATTTCGACATAAGTGGTCAATGTATAACCCGTTAGGTATGGGGCCTGACCACATCTCATACGCAACACGGTGGGTATATTGGGGTCGTCCCCCCACTGAGAACTGCGTATACTGCTTGCGTAGCCCCACCGGGGTAAAATCCACCGTCCAGCACTGGCCATCGTCTGGGGTCACCCTCACGCGGGAATCCGAGAAGTCAGGCCATCCACCCTCTTTAGTTATATGGGATAGCAGGCGTTCCTCGTCGGAGAACGTAGCAGGTTTCATAACCTTCACCCGGTGGGGGTCGCCGTTGCTTCGGATGCGGTTGTAGTGCAATCTACAAACCCCCAAGCACAGATATACCCTGTCACACCCATCAATGGTACACCTCTTACTCGTGTCTACTCTTTTACCCATAGGACCAGTGTATCATGCTTTCCGCAAAGCCCTGCACTACATCTTCTCGTTCTCGATTAATTCTGCGGGGTAGACGATGGTGCCCTCGTTGTGGTCCTCAACCGTTGCGGACGCCCACTCATACCAACCCTTGTCGTCGTCATAATGCGGGTTGTACCGCTCCCCTGTGGCGTCCACCACGTACAGGTCACGGCGGGATGCGTCCTCCGCGAGAGGCAAGTCGAACCGGTCTGCAATAATCCATCGGGTATCAAGCTCCTCAAGGGACGATACCAGCATGTCATTAAGCACATCAAGCACGATACCCATAGGGACCTTGCGTCCTGCGGCAGTCCACAGACTGACAACCTCCTCCACGGCCCCGTCAAGAGTCAGCGGCCCGGTGAGGTCATCATTCGTGTGGTTCTCAAACGGGGTAGGGCACGAGCACCCAGAGTCGGTGGCAAGGTAGAACCCCTCCTCGTCACGCTCCACCGTAACCAGGTAGAATAACCAAGGCTCGTCCTGAAGTTCCAACGAGGTTATGTGTTGCTTCCCCTTAAACCGATTCATGCTTCCTCACTCCTCTCACTCGTCACCACAACCCTCGCTGTGGTGTTGTCGTAGGCCACTTCCTCCAACGTGTTCAGGAAGTCTAGCACGTTCTGGACAGTGGTGGCTTCCGGGTTTACACGTTCATACAGAAGCAGGTACTCCCGGTTGCGGTTGAACTCATCCAGAGCGTACCACACTTCTCGAAGCAGGTCCTCCCCGCTGACCATGTACGGGTCGTGGAGGTTCAGCCCTGCCGCCTCCCACATCGACCGGTCGTCACCCACGTGATACACCGTCTCCACCGTGTCACCCGTGGACTGGTTCACAAACTCAACAATTGTTACGCTCATCACTCCTCCTTAGAACTCGATGTGGGGGTCGCCCACCTGAAACGTAGTAAGCCCCTTAGCCCTCCACATGCGGCACACGCTAGGCCGGTCGTCAATCACACCGATGATGTTGTACCACCCCCTGATGTGCGTCTCGTACACCTCATCCTTGATTACTGTGTCCTTGCGCTTATCCCCTGCCGGGCGCATGTAGAAAGCGTCGGGGATGAACCCCACTTCCCGACTCCACCAGTCCTCCGTGACCTTGCGGAACTCCTCGGAACGACCAGAGACGCCGATAATATCGTACTCCTTTCGGAGGGCAGACACGACCCTCACCACGTCGGCAATGCCCTGGTCCTGGTCGTACTTATCCGTCTCGTACGGACCACGGTGAGGGCGGTGGTCTGCCACCGTACCATCCGTGTCCACAATGATGGCATCCTTCAGTTGGGGGTCGTACTCAGCAGCCCTTCGCACGGGGGCCGGAACCTCCACCTCAAACCCAGCGAGGGTCGGGTTGAAGAACCGACGGTGCATGGACCGAATGACATCCTCGGGGACTGGCTCTTTGTCCGTGCGCTCCGCATTTCGCCGCAGGCACTCATCAAGAGGTGTATCAAAAGTGATACTCTCCACCTCTGCACCGCATCCCACACCCAGTCGGGCTAGTTCCCTGCACCGCTTAGCCGGGAGGTTCGTGTCCGACACCACCACGTCAAAGCCTGCCTTCAGCGCCGCCTCAATCTCTGCGTGACACATCGTCGTCACCAGGGCCTCCCGGTCTTTCACATCAGGAGCCTCGTAGTAGTCCTGGTTTGCAGACCCGAACAGCACCCGTCGCGTGTTATCCCGGTTCACCTCGACAGCGTGACCCTCTCGGGACTCCACCCACTCCTTAGCCCACGTGCTCTTCCCGCTACCTGGAAGGCCGCGCAAGACGATAAGACGTGCCACTACTCCAACCCCTCTCTACTAGGTCGTGCCATCGTTGCCTCTGGCTTCACATGCTTCCACAGTACCGGAAGGATGTCCTTGCTGTCAAACAGCAGGAACATGGCCGACCTCTTCAGTGAATCCCCACCATACCGGATTGTCACCTCACGTGCGAAATCCCCACGCTCGAACTCGGTACCGTAGATGCGCTCCACATCCGTGAGAAGCCGGTCATACTCAAAGCACAGGTGGTCATACAGTGAGTCAACCTCAAACTCCAAGTTGTCCATGACTCCCTTTGCCCACTCCTGGAACTCGTCAGGCAGGGACGCGATGTACTGGTCCACATCAACGCCCTCCACATGGTACTGCCATAGCGTACGTGCTGACAACCCGGTGACGATGCGGTGGAGCGCCAGATACTCCGGGTACTTCACCTTCGCCATAGCACCATCATCCACGCGGGTGAGCACCCAGCCCTCCGCGTTTTCACGAGGCGGAAGGGCCATGACCTCCCCAAACGTGGACACCGGGGTGTTCGGTACCGGGGTGAATCGACCCGTAACGTTATCTACCGTGCCAAGGGTGAGTATCGTGTCTAGGTCGCCGTAGTCCACCACGATGCGGTTTTCCGGGTAGATAATCTCACCCACTACCGTATTGCCCTCATTGGCGTGAAGGTCGAGCCATCCATACAGAACCTGGCGCTCATCCTCATCCTTGGAATCCAGGAGCGTGTTCGCGTGAAGTGCCTGCTCCGACACAAATCTACCTCGGGTGGCAATCCGCCATTGCCCGCTCGGGTGACGGTAGAATATCGCAAGCGACCCGTCCATCTTATCCGCGAGATACACTTCATCCTCAATTGAGAACTCCGGCGCGCCGGGCTGTCCGTAGTTAAAGAACTTCGGCATCCCCCGTGCAACAACCTCTAGGGTGTTCTCATCGTAAATCAGCCCCCGGCAGTTCAGGGTGATGTCATCCCAGTGGTTCGTGTACGTTGCCTTGTCCGTGTAATTGAGGATTGCCAGTGTCGCCGTGGGGTGAGTCCTATGCGTAACCCAGCCCTCTCCAATCGAACGACTCAACGCGTCCACATCAAATATATCCCGCAAACTAGTCACGCCTACCACTCTCCTTCCACTTGTCGATAACCTCAGCGTTCAGAACCCCGTAGGTGGTGTCCCCCTTACTCTTCCACTCCAAGCACTCCTTGTCAAGCAGGGGGCAACCTGCACACAAGTCCCGTGCCTCCTTCGGGGTCGGAAGCCACTCTACACCCTGTTCATCTACATACCCGGTCCATGGTTCCGGTGTGTCCTTGCAGTTCGCTCCACGTTCCGCCATCGCCGCCGCCATGCGCTCCCACGCGATACGCCCCGCTCTACTTAACGCCATTGGTCCTCCTCATGCTCTTGTTGATAGCCAATCTCTTGGTCACGTTGTCCGACAGTCGCCCCTGCGCCCATCCATCCGAGTCCTGGATGTAGTACCTCTGCACCTGCTTCTTCGCACCCATCCGGTCGATACGGGCGGCAGACTGCGTTTCCGCTGTGAGGCTCACCGGAACCTCCATCCACACTTCCGTACTGCACACGTCCTGCAACCCATCCGTACCCGTGCCCACCGAGGACGTAACCCCCACGAGCACCTGGAACTCGGTGCCGAACTTCGACAAATCCGCTTTCGTCACCCCAGAATACTCCTGGGCCGTGATGCCTCGTGCATTCAGTTTTGCCACAAGCACGGACGCAAAACGCTGACTATCCATATACACCACCACTGGCTCTCCGGTGGGGAGGTCGTCGTCCAACAGCGATAGAAGTTCATCAGCAAACGGTGACACGCATTCCGGGTCGAACTCCAAACGGCTCTTCATTACCTCCTCGCCGTCCTTATTTACCCCCGTGTAATACTCCACATTCGCCTCCCCCAGACACAATTGACGAATGCGTTGTTTTTGCGTAAGCGTCAAATCCACCACCAGCGGGTTATCGTCAAGATACGTCATGTAGTGCTCTTCCAATTCACAGATAGCACGGCGTTGCTTCGGGGTCAAATCCACCACACGGTACAACTCCTGTGGCTTATCCACCGTGAGGAACCCATTCGGATGGTACTCACAGCACTTCTCCCGGCGCTTATGCTGAATGACACACGGCATTTCCGAAAGCAATTTTCCCGGCTCACGTTCCGCCAAGAAGTTTTTCACTTTCACAGGTCGCCCATCACGGTCCCGTCGGCTCGTATACACGTCCTCACTTGTCATGCGGTCAGTACACCACAAGTAATAGGACATGTCCGCAATCTCGCCCCGACCATCCAACTCCGGCCACAACAAACGCATCGTAGCCCACGCATTATCAAACGACTGACGGAAATACGTCCCCGACAGCGCAAGACGGGACTCAAAATGCGTACTAACCGGGTCGTCCTGCGGGTTATACCCGGAGAGCCTGCGCTGTCCACTCGTACGCGCCGAACTCAACTGGTGAACCTCATCTACGATAAGCAAGTCACCCCTCCACTGGCTCACGTCTGTGCTTTTGCGGGCCAGGAGTTGTGGCGTACACGCATACACTCCGGGGTAGCCCAACTCGAAATCCGTGATGGCTTGTCGCCCCGCCTTCGTACCATTACTCAACAACCGCATCTCCTGGTCAGCCCACACCCCCACCGCCACCGGCCAGTTACGGTCAGGGGATGAGAGGGTACTACCGGGGGCGATAACGAGCGTCGTGCGGGCACCTGAGTCCTTGATAGCACTCGCCGCCAACGGGGATTTTCCGCCTCCGGTCTCGATTGCTAGAAGTGCAGTGTACTTGTTGTCGCGCAGGGTGGATAGGTCTTCTTCCTGCCAGTCGTAAAGAGGCATTACTCGTCGTCCGAGTCCCTCCAGTGCGGGTCCCAGGCTTCCTCTATCGCCTGAACGCGCTGGGAGAGGTCATCAATACGTGCATCCAGTGAATCTAGAACCAACAGGATGCCCCTCATTACGTTGGTGAACTCGGTAATGCCCATCGTCACATCCGTCACTTCTTACCCCCCTTCCTCAACTCCTCCAACTCCTTCAGGACCCTCGTCATGGCATCCAGGTCCACCTTGGTTGTCACCTTCACGATATCCACTGCCCTTCCTCCTTACCTCCCGTACCTCACGATGTGAAGTTGTCGCTTAGCATCGCGCTTATCCTTCCGGTCACCCTTGGCCTTCGCAAGCCAATACCAGCGGTAGTTCACGTAATTGATGTACACCGTACTCCACATCTGGCCATAACTATGGTACCTATACGTGAGTAGCGACCCGTCTCGCAATTGCGGAATCCACCTCACCTTCCCGAGGCCATTAACCGCCTTTACTGGTTCAGCCACCACACACCTCAGTCATGGTCTGTGCCACCGCAAGGAGGACTGCGTTAAGTTCATCCCGCACCTTCTCCACGTCCTCCTCAAAATCACTGGACACCCAAACGGACGTAATCTCACCGTTCACCACATCCGCTGTCATTGCGTTAGCCGGGAGACGCCTGCCGTAGTTTTCGCTAAACCATAGCGTCGTCGCGCTTGGCTCTATGCTGACGGTGTTACCGTCTAGGCACGCCAGCCAATCACCCCACACCAATTCGCTTGTCGTGTAGATGAGTCGCCAGTTACGCATCTCGTACGCTGTAATGTCGCTCATGGCTACATCCCAAGTCCATACATGTAGGTTTCAGCCTCGTCAAACGATGCAAACCCGCCCTCGATGATGACGCTCTCCACCTCGTCAATCGAGTCGTTGTCACCGTAGAACGCTTGCGAGAGCACCCGGTGACCCGTGATGAACCACGTACCGTCTGTGTCCCTGTCAATGTTGTAAAAATCCATCATGTCTCCCATCCTACCCGGTTCGGCGGGTTCGCGCAACTTTCCAGTTGCCTAGTCCTCACCTGAACGTTTGCCTACTGAGATACGGCCCTCAGCGCATCCACAATCTCCGGCAGGTTGTTGACCAGCGCGACGATGAGGTTGGCGTTTGCAGGTGCTTTGTGCCCAGGGGTCACTGCCAGCGTCTCCTGGTCTTCGGAGAAGACGTGATATTGGGCGAATGAAGCGCGCGGTCGGTAACAATCCCACTTGCCCGGTGTCGCGGCCTCCCGCAGTGCGGTCAGTTCGTCAGCGAGGGTCATTGCTCTCCTCCTTCCAGTGTTCACAGGGCCTCACGTCCGGCGCTCCGTCACGTCCGGGGTGACGCACGTCTCGGTAGAGGTCTCCGTTTTCTAGTTCCCATGTTGTCTCGATACGTGGTTCCCCTAACCAGCCATCCATGTCGGTCAGGGATGAGACCACCTGCGCCGACTTCCACACGCGGCCAGTGGCAGGGTCGAGCAGAACCGCGTCACGCTCAGTACACGTCAGGCGTACACTCACGACTCCACCTCCTGCTCGCTAATGAGTTTCGCCTCGATGGCACGCCTCCACCTCCCCGACCAGGGCGCGGATGGCGGTCTCGTAGTCACGTCGGTACTCCTGCTCGACTCCGTAGGGCAGGTACCCCCACAGGTACCCAGGGTCACGGCGGCGCTCATACATTCCGCGCGCCCCCAACTCCACCTGCTCCGGTGCGAGCGCCCATTCAGCAACCGCATCAACAAGACGGGATAGGAACCTCTCGTAGGCATCCTGCGTGCTACCCAAAGCAGGGAAGAGGGTCATACACTGTGGCGCAATCGCTTTGTGAATATGGGTCACGAGGCGTTGAGTGGCATCATTAAAGGTCGCGCCGGTCATGACCTGCGCACGGGCACCCTGCTGGTCGTTCAGCCTCATCAGCCGGTTCTTTAGATACGTGATTGCCTGTGTGAGGCTCATCCTGTCTAGCGCCGCCAGCGCGTTAGATATCTCCCCCTTGGCGGCTCGGTACTGCTCGTCAGTCGTGTAGTCACTCATTCCCGGCCCCCTTCGACTCGATGGCACCTCGGACACGAATCTCACTGACGGTGGACATATTCACGTAGATGTAACTCTTGTGAACGCCACTGACGGTCACGGTTGCGTTGTCCGCAATTCCCAGACGGTTGGCCTCGGCCACGAGCGTCCGCAGGTGACCCAGGTTGAGCAGCCCTGTGTTTCTCCGGGTGAACACCTCAGCCTCTGTGGACACAGACCCATGAACCTCGTAGTTACTCATGCCTGGGCCTCCGTCCGGTAGGGGTTCTCCTCGCGGTAGACCATGACGCCCTGCCCTGCCGCGTCGGCGTCCTCGGCACGCATTAGGTACCGGCCCTCTGCCTTCGCTCCTTCTTCCCACGCCCTCGCGGCCACCTCGGCGTCGTGGTCAGCGAGCCAGCGGTAGAACTCCGCATCCGCAACCTCGTAGGGCTTACCGTTCACGGCCACCTGCAAGCCCGCCCAAGCGTTCTTGACCTCGTCCGTCGTCGGCGTGTAGTCACTCACCGGGCACCCCCAATCCGAGAGCGGCGGCAATGTCGGGGCGGAGCGTTCCAATGCCACGAACCCCGAGCCCGTCCCACGCCTGTTGCTCGGCGGGAGACACGTCCGCGTCGCCCGAATCGGCAACGTGGGCCAGGTAGTACCGCGCATCCTCCACGTGGTCGATGCGCTCACTCACCGGGAACCTCCAGCACCTCCACCAACGTCTGGGCGGTCATGACTGGGCCTCGCGGATGTTCTTGGCACGTTCACGGAGCCACGCGGCATAGATGCGGTGTCGGAGCCTCTTCGTTGTCCCAGGTCCCGCCGTGGGGTCTGTCAGCAGAAAATCCGCCGCATCCTCAAACGCCCGCGCCGCCACCTTGCGGTCGTGGCCCGCGAGCCAGCGGTCGAAGTCGGGGACTGGCTGTCCCAAGGGGGCGGGCACTCCGAACTCGTCAGCGCCGTACATGGCCCGCACCTCGTCCGTCGTCGGCGTGTGCTCACTCACCGGGCACCTCCCCTGCGCGCAGGACGATGCGGGAGTCGGTGATGCTCTCGGCGTTGTCGAGGAGCAGCCAGGGGAACCACATAGTGCCCACCAGGTGGCAGTACCAGTCGCCGTCGCTGTCCATCTTGACGACCGTGCGCTCCCACTTGCCGCCGTCGATGCGCACGTCGATGACATCGCCTGGCTTGGCGTCACGCCACGCCGCCAGCGTCGCCTCGATGTGCTTGACGACAGCGGCGGCGAGGGCTCGGTTCGCAAAGTCAAGGTTCTCGTTTGCGGCCATTTCGCGCCATTCGCCCAGGGTGCGGGGAAGCCAGCCTGTGCCGAGGGCCTCATACCGCCCGGCCTCGTCCGGCCCTTCGACGGTCACTTGGAACGTCACGTCAATCGTTGCTGTGGTGGTCATGGTGTCTCCTCTCTCATGTCAATTACTCGGTGTTCGTATGCACTTCGGTACAGTCTAACCTCTGCCCACGCCGCTGTCAAGGCGACCCAACGGAACCGGTACGTCCGAAACGTGTGCCAACTCGTCCAACGATACTGCACCAGGAACGGTTTGGGTCTAACACGCTTCTCGCGGGGCTTAAACACCCGAATCTCCTTCATCATACCTCCTCTATATCCAGTATGCCCTGTGAAAGACGCTGAGCGATAACCTCACAGTATTTTTCCTCCAACTCCACACCTATCACCTTCCGGCCAAGACTTCTCGCCGCGATGAGGGTCGCCCCTGAGCCTGCGAACGGGTCAGCCAGCACCCAATGGGGGGGGGGTGTGGGTGATTAGCGCCTCCATAAGGGGCACTGGTTTCGGTGTGGGGTGTCCGGGGTTGTTAGTATGATGAACCTTCGGGATACGGTAGACGTTCGTTTGGCGGGGGCCAACCCAGCCGGTTCCCATCGCGTATATTTCCTCATCTCCGTACCCCCAGGGCATCGACAGGTCGCCCAGGCCGGGGTCGTCTCCCTTAACCCAAATGAGGCGCTGGCGAACGTTCTTAGGTCGTGGTGCCCTCCATGTGCCGAACACGAGTGCGGGCTTTTCCCCCATTCCCGCAGGGCTTCATCCCTCAGTTCGGTGGTGTCGTCACCTGAGATTTTTTCGAACCTCTCGGTTTCGGAGCGCCTGGCGCTCCGAAACCCCACACCGTATGGCGGGTCGGTAATCAGGGCGTCAGCGTCCAACCATTCCCGATGCTCGGTGAGGCAGTCCCCCCAGTACAGGGTCACCTTATCGTCCTGATAGTAAATGCTCATGCTACCTGCCAAGTAGACTCGCTCGCCAGCACGAGTGACTCACTGCCGTCATACTCGTCAATGCGGAACTGCGTGCCCTCGGGAATCCACTCAATGATAGCCTTCTCAAGACCGCCAGTGTACGGCCCGTCGGGGTCATCCTCATACGGCACGGGGGAGGGCTTACCGTCCTCAATCCACGCGACAACCACAGGGTCAAACGCGAGTTCCGGCTCGCTCCACGTAGACCACCCCGCCCCAAAACCGGGTGAGTAGACAACGGCCACCATGCCGTCACGCACAACCTTCTCCATCACTCACCGTCCAGGGGCCAGGCGAGGCGTGCGGCGGTGATGCTGGCGGCGTCGTGCTGGTTGGAGAACGGCTCCAGCGTGTCGCCACTGAAAACTGGTGTTGCGAAGACAATCCCCTCCACGACATCCCGAACCCAGTACCGCCCCTCCACGCCGTCCACGGTGAGAATCCAGCCCTCACCTGGCTTGGCGGCACGCCACGCCTCAGCCTCGCGCTTCTCCACGGCGTCGATGTGAGCGACGACGGCTTGGGCGATGGGGTGGTCGGGGTGGTTCACGTTAAGGGCGACATCTCGCCAACCCACTTCGTTGAATCCCCATGCACCCACGTACCAAGCGTCGTCGTCGTATTCGATGGGCAGCGTCACGGTGATGGTGTCGTCAGTCACTGATATATCCTTCCTCTTGGAAAAACACGAGTGCGGCGTATCCCGCAGGGTCATATTCGACCCCAACATAATCCAACGCCTCCACCTCATTTGCGAAACGGATAGAATCTTCGGGGACAAGGGGGCCAATCGGGGGAAGACCACCACAACGAAACCATCCTCATCGCGGTAGGCCACCAGGTTATCCACCTCCAACGTCGTTAGGGGGTCGTGAACTGCCGTAATTCCCTTCACCTCCTTAAGGCTATCGCGCAGATATGTGTCCATGTGCTCCTGTACGCTCCACGAGTACAGCACCGCCTGCGATGGGGACTCGGGGTAAAGGACTACGTGTGACCCGTTTGTAAGGTCGATGTAAATAGCCCCGTACTTGTCCTGTGCAATCATGCTGTTACTCCTAACCGGTAAACGTTGGGTTGGCGGGAACCGCCGCAGGCTTCGGGGCCTGGGGGGTGTTGTCGTTCGGGGACAGTGCATCATTGTTCTGGCACGCGAACACCCCGTCCTCATTCGGAGCGCCGGGAACCATACCCTCGGGGCACTCCGGCTCCGGCTGGGGTTCAGGCGTCACGGTAGGCTCCGGTTCGGGCGTAGGCGTAGGCGTACACACCGAGGCATCAGGCTTAGTGCCACCAATCTGCACCACCACACTACGACCGTGCTTGTCAGGGAACTCATCCCCCACCGCAACGGGGCCGTGCGGGTTAAGCGAGTTCGGGGACACTTCAATCAGGCCGTCATTGCCCTTCTTCAGCACCTCATCCACGCCGGGGGTGCCCACGAACTTACACACCCAGACCTTCTGCTCGTGACCGGATGCAGAACCCCCCACCGCCAGCCCTGCCACCAGCAGAACCGTTGCCACAATCACCACTGAAACCTTCTTAAACATGTGTTGCCTCCTTCTTGTAGTAGTCCATGAGCGCCCCCCACCACTCAAACCCTGTCCTCTCAAACAGCCGTTCGTACACCAGGTACGCCGTCTCCGGGTTGGCGTCCAACGCAACCGTAGCATACTTCTCATCGTTTTTGTACGCTGTCAGCCTACCGTCCTTCACCCGGAAAGTCCACTCATTCACGCAGAATCCCTCTCTTTCAGGAATGCCTGCACGATGCCCACCAGGGCGGTGTACTCACCCTCCACGTCCGTGTCCCCATCCCACCACACGGCTACATCGTCACGGTCGATACCGGTCAGTGTCTTATCGAACGCCGGGATGTAGATACTGTTCTCACTGAGGATTTCGTACTCCCGCTCCGGGGTGGCCTCCACCTGCACGGCCCGACGCAAGTCCACGTCAGGGGGCGGTGCCGCAAACCACAACTTATCGAATCCGGGGGCATTCCCCGCCTTTCGGGTGGCCTGCCTGATGATGTTTTTTGGCAACCCTGACTCATGGTACCGATGGAGCAACCGTGCGAACTCGGCACGCTCCTCCTGAGTTTCCGCATCCACCATCTCCTCCACACGCGCCTTCACCTCGGCACGCTTTGCCACCAGCACCGCCTGCAAACGGTCATACGCGGCGGTAATCTGCTCCCGTGCGGCCTCCCGCTCATCATGGTTAAGCATCATATGCCCACCCCTCCTTTCCTAGTCTGAACTGCCCGTAACCGGGAACATGTACCTTCACCGGCCTCTCCGTAATCCGTTGGTTAAGTTGCCTCACCACTGCCCACACACTCGCAGGCTTATCCAAGTACTCATGCATCCCCGGTGCGTTAGGTGGAATCACCCGCCGCGTCCCCAGAATCAGATTGTCGGGCGCGGGGTATTCCTCGCACTCCTCATCTGATGGCGGGAACCCGTACTGCATCACATCACCTCATGAAACACGTGGAGCAGATGATTTTCCCACTCCTGGGCAATCGCCACCGCCCCGCTCTTCCCGTCTAGGAGGGCGGGCTTGTGTGCTTCTGACAAAAGCCCCTCCACCCACACGATACCGCCCAGGGAAGTGATGTACATCCGCTTGCCATTGTTAAGGATGGGTTGCCACTGTGACTGTCCCAGGCCGTTTCGCCATTCTACTGCCCCTGCCACGTCACGCCCCCCTGTCCTCAGCCATGAGCGCTACACACATCTCGCACTCACCGGTTGTGGAGCCGTTGACTACACCGGCACCACACGCCGTTTCGCACAGTTCCTCCCCGTTAGGCAGGAACACCCCGGTAGGGACGCTCACCGCCACATCACAGTGGTAGCACCGCTCCCCCTTGCCATTCGGGTACCCCACCATCGGCCCGCCACACGAGCACCGATTCATCACCTCTTGCACAGCAACTCCCTTCTCTTGCGTTCGCACGGCCCACACACGCCCCCCGGATTGTACCTGCTCAGTCTAGCCCCACATTCGCATGTGTCAACCCTCACCGGCGGGGGGGTGACACCGGGAAGCATCACAGGGGCACCAGGTAGGAGGTTCAGCCCCTGACGCGGGTTCGATGCATCGTGAAGCATCACACTGACACCTCTACCGGTGTGTGGGATGCGGTGAGGAACCCTGGAATCACGGCAGTATTCCCTCCTCCCAGGTCGAACAGTTGCTCCTCAAACGCGGCCTCAAAAACGTCCTCCGGTGCGTCCAGCAGGTACCGTGCCGTGGCGTTCCCCTGCTCTTTCAGCACGTCACGCAACCGCTGTACCGGGTTAACAACCTCTTCCCATTCCACGCCGTTAACCTGCTCCGTGACCACAACGCCCTCCACCACGGTAAACGTCGTGATGTTTTCCGCGTCCGAATCCAGGTTGAGCACGCTGTTCCCGTCCCGGCTCACGTATGAGTACAGGGTGAGATACTTTGTCAGCAGGGGGTTCACGCCGCTGTCGATTTTGGCCTCCCAGTGCCGCCCCCTGGAATCCAACCGCCGGTAGAAATCATCCGACGTGAGGCGAGTACGTCCCCGCTCCCACTTCCCCTCCGGGTAGCCTGCGGTATCCAAACGCCACAGCCACTCTTCCCCATCCTCGAAGCGCACCACGATGTTGCCGCGCTCATGATACGCAACATCCGCCACGTTTTTCCCCGCAATCACCACCGGCACAACCCGGTAGCCGTCTTTTTGCAGTTCCTCAAACGAGGAGGAAATGCTGTAACCCGAATTGGTGATGAAGTTCACAAAACCGCTACTGGGGGTAACGCTTGCCACCGTCACCACGTCCCCCGTGAAGTCCCCGTATTCGTCCCCCGCAAGCCGCACCTTATCCCCCTGTCCCAGGCTCTGAGCAGTCATCCCCTTAATCATCAGTTCACCTCCTTCATTGGCATGACCAGCGCCGCGAACTCGTCAGCCTTAATGCCGCCGCGCGTCACCCTAACGGACTTGTGAGGGTCTGACTGAAACTCCAACACCATGGACTGCGAGCCGTGAATCCGCTTGCCACCAGGGAAGTGCGAGGCCGCGAAACGTGCCAGCAACTCCGGGTTAAAGCGGACGATGTTCGGCGCGTGCCCCTCTTCGGCAGGCACAAACCGGGAGAACAGGTTTTCCACCGCCGGGTACGTGCTCCCGTCGTCAGACACGCCGGTCACTGTCTTCACACCGCCGTTTACCAGTGTAAGGTCAAATCCGGCCCGCTCGCTGTGGGTGATGCTTGCCACTCCGGCCTTCACGTCCTCGGGAGACAGCCACACCTCCACCCCCTCGGGGACGGTCAGCCCAGAATCGATACGTGCCCGCGCCACCGTGAACCGGTCAGTGGCCCATGCGTACCCGTCACGGATGAGCACCCCTGTGAGCACCGAAGTGAGGCTCTTTGCCGGTGCCAGGTGCGGTGCCACGGCCTTAAGTGCGTCGCTCAAAATCATGTGTGAACTCCTCTCTCGTATCCCCCGCTGATGAATCCATTATGCCCCCTCCCCCCGGCTGTGTCAACCCGTCTAAGTCACATTTTGGTTACGGTACCAGCGCTCCACCACGCGGGTGGCAAATCGAATGTGCTCCATGGCCTGCCACGGGTCATACCACGGAGGGCAGTCCCCCTCCTGCCACCGAACGGCCATGGCTTGCACCTGCTCGCTGTCCGGGTCACCCCATTCCGCCCCGGCCTGGGACGCCCACAACGCGAGCACCATGTCCCAGTACGCGCTGTCCTCCCCCGTGGTCAGTGCATCGGTCAAACTCAGCGGCCCTCCCGAATCCTGGAACTCCATCGGGAATGAGCCGCTCAGTGGACTCTGATGCTCCGTCCACAGCCGCCCTAGTTGGAACAGCACCTCTGCCGGTTCCCCGCACCAGCGCGCCACCTCCACAATTGGGTTTTTCATGTCAACCCTCCTGCCTCTGAGTCTCAGCCTCACGCATCCACCCCCGACGGTCGCGGCGCTTCGCAACCCGCCGCGCCTCCCGACGCGCCACCCCCGGCGGCTGTCCACAGCACACACAATCCCGACCCCCCGGCCCAACAGGGCACCCGCGCCCCAGCATCCTCCGGTTCACCGCGCCACCTCCTTTCGTGCAAGCCTACCGGCGTACGTGACGGTCAGCAGGCCCATCTCCTTAACAAACTCGCGGGCCGCCGCCTCAGCCTCCCAATTTTCCCAGGAGCGCATCCGCTCCACCACGTCAGCCAACCACGCCTCCCCCGCGTCCGTGAGCCGGGTTGGGGCTTCTCCCCGAAACGGATTTTGGGCGTGAATCTCATCCCACACCCGATTGAGGATTTTGAGCGGCTCAGCGGCCCAGGCCACGTCAAACGCGCTGAACTCTGCCAGGGTCAGATTTTCGGCGCTCACGAGCGGGCCTCCCCCTCAGCCCAGTTTGCCCGCTCTTCGGCAACCGTGGCGCGGTAGGCATCCACCGTGTTGCCCGTGGTCACAGCGCGCTCCCGGTAGAGAGAGGCCGCCTGCCTAAACAGGGCCGCCGCCTCACCGCCGTGAGTGTACACGCGAGCCCCCGCGCTCAGCGAGTCCGCACGGGTCATCAATTCATCCGGGTTGGTCATGGTAACGCTCCTTTCGTTCGGTTGCTTTCTACCCCTACGGTACTCCCCTAGCCCCGTGGATGCAAGCCCTCAATGGTAACGGTTTGGTAACGGTGGCGGTGGCTCCTAGGCGGTACTGACCGGTCAAAAGGAGGGGTTGCACTCGTAGAATTGGGAGAGGGCCGATTCTTAGCATTTTGACTGCGAAACGTTTCGTTAACGGATTGCAACATGGGAATGATAACGGGGTCATACTCATGTTGACATTGTAGAAAAATCCGGGGTCCCGGTCAAAATCCTAAGAGTCAAAATCAATCTACCAGGGGTTTTAGTTTCGGCGTTGGGGTACCCCCTATACGTGATTCAACCTAATATAATGATTATTATGTTTCTTTTCTATTATTGTCATGTTATGTATAGAGGGGGTGTCTCTTAGGATTCTGACGTGAGTCGTCAATCTGGTAAGTCTGAGGGGCTGGGAGGGCTGTCTTTGGCCCCTTTAGTCGGGAGCCGTAATCTGAGGCTCAACCCTAACCGGTAGGTGGCGTGCTTCCCAGTCCTAACCCTCAAAGTGCCCCCACAGGCCCTAGGAGGGGTCATAGGCGGACTTTTGAGCCGGTCGGGTAGGGTAGATACCCTCCCCCTTTTTCGACGCGTTAGAACGCGTTTTTCAGTGTCGTGAATGAGCGTAGGCAAGCGCCACAAACACGACAGCGAGCGCCGCTAGGAGCAGTGGAAAGCCGCTAGGCATGGTGTGCCCTCCTTTCGAACGTCGAAACGGCATGGGCATGGCAACAGCCCTCCCAGTGCGTGAACCAGGAGGGCTGTTGGGGACTAGCACTAGTACACAGTCCACCCGCCAACACGGTTGCCGTTCTGGTCCAGAAGCGAGCCACTCTCGCCGGGAGACATAACCGCGTACTCCTCCAGCCAGCCAGCAGCGCTACGCAAAGCATCCGCGACATCCATTGCATCCAGCATGGCGTCATTGCCGAGCCTCAACGTTAACGTGAAGCCAACAGCGCTGTAGAGAGTGCTCATGCGCTCACACTCGTCACGTTGAGGCCGATAGCGCGCGCCGTGTCGGTGAGGCTAGGAGCCTCCTGGCGCTTGGTGCGGCGGATGGTGGCGAGCTCCATCGTGGCGCGCTTTGCGTCCCTGCCGGTCTTGCGAGTGGTGTACTTTGCCATGGTGAATCCCTTTCGGTTGTAGGTTGGTGCTAGTTGGGGACGCTCCCAAAACAGTCTGCGTACAGTTCGCGCTCGTGTCGGAGAATGGCGATAGTCCGGGGTTCCTGCTCATCCTCCCAGTCAAGCACTACCGCTGGACCTTGCGTGGCGTAGTTGGTGACAAACTCCGGGTCAGAATCGGCGTACATGACCTCATAGCCGTAACCCTCATCGTCAATGATGACAGCCATCACGCCATCGATGCCTAGCGCGTAGTCCTCCACGTTCGGCCCACACCTTACAGGAATGACTGTACCGGGGGGAGCGTATTCAAGTTGTGCGGCGTTCACAGTTCGGCCTCCTCCGTGAACCCTCCCAGGACGTTGTGAATGCGGACAGCGCGGTCGGCTGCGGCGCGGCTTGCGTAGATACGTGTTCCGCCCGCGTTCGTGGCGCCGTAGATGGGCACTCCGTCGGACTCGTGCCACAGCCGCACCATGTAGGCGGGCTCCTCGCGGTTGAGAATCCGCCGCTCGTCTGGGTCAGCGTCGGGCGAGGCAGTCGCCTCACTATCAAACGTAACGGTAAGCATGGAGCCATGCTACGCGCATGGGCCGCGAAAGTCAACGCGAAAGCGGGCGGATTAGGTCACGGTTCGGTAACGGTCCGTGACGTGCGGGCGAGAGTACGCGCACCAGTGCCACGTCAAACCGACACGCCGAACAGCTTGACAACGTTACAGAATCGTAATAATTACCGCATGGTAACTAGGCCAGATACCAGGGCAAACGTCCCTAACGCACGAACGCGCGTGGCCATGGATGATGACCCCAGAACGGGGGTTGAGGCGCTTAGACGGCCGTACAGCGGCTCCCATGGGCATACGTGGCGGCGGCTCACGGGCGAGCAGTTAGGCTCGCGGCGTTCCCTAACCGAACGTTTAGTTAGGTGGCGGCGTGCATGGTCATACAGGCGAGCGCATACGCGCGGCTCAGTGGTAGCGGCGTTCCCTAACCGAACGATTGGTTAGGCACCTACCACGTGGTAAGTCGGGAGCGCTCACAGCGGCGCGGCGCGCGCACGGGGCGAGCGGCGGAATGCCTAGCAATTCGGTAGGAATTGGGGAGGTTAAAGACATTCCCGTTTTTTGGTAAAGAGTTGGTAAAGTGGCCTCCGGCGGACCCGCATCAATATCACACCAAACCACAAAGCCAAGAGTCGGAAACCACAAAGCCAAGAGCCTGGACCAAAAATTATTTTTCACTCGCCAAAAACCCTAGAGGCCCCTCCAACCGCCGTGATAGAATAACGTCATATCTATCCCCTGGCTGAGACGACACATGGAACCCCTAATGGACGAAGACCGGATTACCCTTACCCGAGTGGAGACCACATTGACTAACGTGGTGGACCAGTTGAAGGAACTGCGGGAAGAGGTGAAGGGCTTTCACAAGGACACCGTGAGTCGTAATGAGTGGGAGCAACGGAACCTGGCGGTGGATAGCCGGGTGGGGTCTTTGGGCCGGGAGTTGAATCAGTTTAAGGCCGAGGTGTCCTCTCACCGTAGCCCGTGGTATCAGGTGGTGTCGTCTATCACCGGTGTGGTGGGTGGCCTGGGGGGCTTGTACGTCTTGCTCACCCTCAAGTAACCGTTACCGAATCGTTACCTTCTTTACGACTTCTTGCCCTAAAAGGGGGATAGTCTTGTCGTCTACCGAGTGAAGGGAGTTGGAGTGACGACAGTGGTGGCGAAGCGGACGAAGCGAGGGGTGACGTTTGCGTCAGACGGGCAGGCAACGTGGGGGACGCGGGCGATTCCGGGGGTGGTGAAGGTGTTTGAGAACGGCCCGGTGGTGTTTGGTCTTGCCGGGTCAGTTCGGGACTTGAATCTGCTTCAGTACGTGTTGAAGATGCCGAAGCAGACCAAGGCGGACGAGGCAAACCCGTATGCGTGGATGGTGGGGAAGGTGATTCCGGCCATTCAGAAGGTTCTAGGGGACGGCGGGAACCTGAACGTTTCGGAGTCCCAGGAGACGAGTGAGAGTCATCTGCTGTTCTCGGTGAGTGGTCTTGCCGGGTACATCGGCTCGGACTTTGCGGTTACGGGGGTGGGGGAGCCGTTCTGGGCTGTGGGGTCAGGTGCTCCGTACGCATTGGGGGCATTGGCCTGCGGGGCGTCAGCAGACCAAGCCGTTGCCGTGGCATCCATGTTTGACGTGTTCACGGGTCCTCCGTCGCACAAGGTGAAGGTGACGTGGTGATTCATTTCAAGCCGGTGAACTACATTGCGCCGTCGCCTCATGTGTTTTTGGCGAATGCGTGGAACAAGCAACACGGCCTGCCGTCAGAGGCTACACGGGTGTGTTACGACTCGGACCGGAACGTGTTGATATGGATGGTGGGGGATGAGCAGTTTGAAGTGCATACGCTCACTCCGCCGCCGTGGATGGGAAAGGATGTGGCATGAGCAAGTGGACGAATGAGGAGCGGGAAACTACCGTGAACTTGTGTGCGGCGGATTCCGTGGTGCGGGTGTGGTCGAACATCCCGAAGCACATTAACGCTTTCCGTAAGAAGGCTGATGTGGTGGAGGTGGCCTCAGGGGTGGTGGAGGGTCAGCCGTGGGCATCGTTCACCATCCCGGTAGACAGGTACGACCCGGCGCGGGGGGTTCGGTCGAAGCGGACGTTAACCCCGGAACAGCGACAGGAACGGGCGGATAGGCTAGCGAAGGTGAGGAAGCATGGTTAAGGGCGTGGCGATGACGCTGAGTGAGGTGGAGGCCGAGATTGCGGCGTACTACCGGTGGTTTGCTCGTCAGGCACCGGGGGTTACCCCTAAGGAGGTGGGCAGGCTGGCGCAGTTGTGGCGTATTGCAGATGGTCTGTACGCGAAGGAAGTGCGTGATGGGCGGTGAGTATTACTCCTTTGTGGTGGAGTGGTACGAGGGCCGCCCTACGGTGGTCATGCATGAATGGCCGGATTTCCTGACTGGCAGGGTCCGCCAGATTGAGGAAGCACTAGAACTGGTTCTAAGGGGGGTAAGGAAATGAGTATTCGAGACATAGACACCCGTGAGGACAGCCTGTCCTAATTAGTCACACGGCATCACCCCCTGGTCTACGTGGCCGGGGGTTTTGTCGTATACGGTAGAATGGTGGGGAAGGAGGAGCCATGACACAGGACCTTGCCGTTGTTCAGGATGACCCGCGCCACGTTCGCACTATTTGGCGGGGTATGACCTCAAAGGGTGCTCGTGAACTGGCAGAGGAAACCGGACTGACGGTTGAAGAGGTTATCCGCATCCGCAACGAGCAGTTGGAGTCGGTGGATGCGTTGACGATAGACCAGCGTCGTACCAAGTTGCTGATTGACCTCCAAGAACTGAGCGACAGGGCGCGAATGTTGGCGGAAACCACGTCAGACTCCCGGTCCCAGGCTCCGTTGTTGAGTGCATCGGTGAGTGCCATCAAGACCACTCTTCAGCAGTTGGACAAGATGGAGCAACGGGCGGCTGGTTCAGAAATCCAGTCAATTAACATGCTTCGTCAACGTGAAATCGTCCAGGTGTTCTCTGATGCCTTCGAGGCGTTCTTGCCTTGGCTAACTGCACAGGGAATCGACGCGGACGAGGCTACAGACGAGTTTATGGGCATGTTGTCTACGGCGGCGATGGAAATGGACAGGCGGAACGAGAACCGTGTCTGACCTCATCACTGTCACCGCTAACGCTTTGACGGAGATTAGCAACAAGCGGCTACAGCACTTGTACCAACATGACTTCCTGGCGTGGCAGGCAGACGTTCTTGGGATTCGCACGTACAAGAAGATGCAAGAGATTGCCAATACTGCATTGTTTGGTGAGATTCCCCGCACTGCCATTAAGTCGAGTAACGGTACGGCAAAGTCGTATTTGGTAGCCGCGATGTGTTTGTGGGTGGGTTCCGTATTTGACGTGGGGGAGGCCATTGGTATTGTGTCAGCCCCCTCATTGCCCCAGGTGGAAAAGGTTACCTTCCGGTATATGAAGTCGTTTAAGGCTCGCGCTAAAGAGCGGGGCTTTGACTTGCCGGGTCATATTTCGGAGACGCTGGAATATAGCGTGCAGGGGCCGGAAGGTAAAATCCCGTTGGTGTACGGGCGTAAGCCTGCCGCAGGTCAAGAGGTTGCCACCTTTCAGGGTGTCCGCTCGGAGTTCGGTAAGACGTTTGTGTTCTTTGACGAGGCAGGCGGGCTATCACGGGGCATGTGGACGGCGGCGGAGGCCGTACTCACGGGTTCGGATGCTCGACTCAACGCCATTGGCAACCCGGATGACCCTGGGGCTGAGTGGTACCGCATCTTCACAGATAAGAAGTACGAAAACGAGTTTAACCGCTTCACGTTGTCTAGTTTTGACTTGCCGACATTTACCGGTGAGGTTGTCTACCCGGACGACCCGGAAATGCAAAAGCGCATTATGGAGTCCCTTACCCAAGTGTCGTGGGTGGAGCATAAAAAGCGGGTGTGGGGTGAAAATGATGCGCGGTACCTGTCTAAGGTGCTTGGCGAGTTTCCCAAGGACGGCGGGTTTGGGTTTTTCCCGCAATCAGCCATTAACAAGGCCATCGACACCGACATTAAACCCACAGACGATACCCCCGTTATTCTGGGCGTGGATATTGCACGCATGGGTGTTGATGAATCCGTTATTGCGGAAAACCGTGGGGGTCGCATTCGGGTGGTGGACACGTGGGGCAAGTCAGATACGGTTGATTCTGCACGACGCATTCACCAGTACGCTAAGTCGTGTGGCGCAGTAGAGGTCCGACTTGACTCTGGCGGTGTGGGCGCAGGTGTGTATGACATGCTGACCCGGCAGGAGGAGTTTGCCGACGCAGATTACGACATAGTGGGGTGGGATAACGGCATGGCCTCCCCTGACTTGTCACGATGGGCCAACCGGAGGGCATATGCCCACGACTCGTTGCGTACTCAGATGATGGAGGGGCTTATCGACTTGGACTTGGAGGATGAGGAACTTCAAGATGAACTTCAAATCATCACCTATCGGTTCAAGGAGCGCGGTGGCGTCCAGATTACCCCCAAGGCGAAGTTGAAGACAGAGTTGGGTGGGTCGCCCGACCGGATGGACGCGGTTATCCTGGCGGCGGTGGACCTCAGCCCGTGGGTGGAGCACGCAGACGGGTACCGACCGGGCGCTAAGGTGCCTATCGAGCCGGATGCCATTGCCCCGTGGGTGGCAGGTGACCCTTTCTACGAGGATTCCATCTACTTCTAGTGGTAAAATAAGTGCTTATGGACACCGAAGAACTTATTTCCCAACTCAAAGAGTCTTTTGGCGCGGAGTACCGTGAGGAACTCTCCCGCCTCTCGGAGGAGTTGAAGAACGTTGACGCGCAAATGGCGGCACTCCGGGCGGAGGACCTGGGGTGGCTTCGACTTAACGGTGGGCTTGAGGACAATGAGGGGCTGACGCTTGACAACCTGAAGGAATGGTCCCAGAAGTTGCGGGAGGCCGTGACAGGCTCTCCTCTTCCCAAGCAGGCTAACGCCTTGCGGTATTCGTACACGTTCTCCCAGCCGTTCATCATTCCGGGGACGATGACGGGTACCGTGGAGCCGGTACGGGGCAAGAAGCCGAAACTGCCGCGTCTTAACGAGTTCTACAACAACGAGACGAACCAGCGGTACATCTTCGGCAAGGAGGCCCAGGAACTCATCTCTACGGCGTGCTCCACGGACTCGGTGTATTTGGCGCTGGGTGATGACACGACGCGGACCCTGCGGCCAGTCCCGCTGTTCGATATCACGGCGGTGTGGTGCAACCCGGATTTCCCCGGTGAGGTTTGGGCGTACCTGCGGGAGTGGGAGGCACCCGACGGCAAGGGCCAGTTCGTTACCAAGAAGGCGTGGTACTACACCGACCGATTCACCGGCACCCGCGCCACATCCCTTCCGACTCCGGGAGGTTCGGAGACGGCCCCCGTGGACACATCTAAGACGATGCTTGACTTTGTGGTGAACCAGCAGGTGGGGTGGACGTTCGGTTCCCCTGACCTCCTTGCTGGGCACGTGTGGAACCGGAAGTACATCACCATGATGAGTCACGGTGAGGAAGTGTCTGCGGCGTTGGCACGGTTTGCCCTGACCATCAAGGCGAAGAGCCAGGCCGGTGCTGACAAGATGAGCGTGAAGGTCAACAAGCCGGGCCGTGCTGGGGCTACTGCGGTTCTTGGTGAAGGCAACGAGATGGGCGTGCTCACGTCATCCCGTAGTGCCTATGACTTTGCGGGCCTGCGGGACATTGCAGGTATGTATGCGGCGGCGGCAGGAGTGTCAGTGGTGGACCTGCTGGCCTCCCCGGCGGCATCCGGTTCCTCGTATGGTTCTGCGCAGTCCCTTCAGCCGTCTGTGCGACGTGGTATCGAGGCTCGCCGGTCGCAGATTGCGGCGTGGATGGAGCGGGTTATCGTGTGGGGTACGGGAGAGCGTATCCAAATCACCCCGGCCAGTATTGAGGAAGTGGACCCGTACCGCCGGGCACAGATGGTTAACATGTCCTGGAACTCCGGCCTTGTTCATGCAGAAGAGGCCCGCCCCGAGTTCCTGTACGTGGCAGGCATTACCCCGAAGCAGAACGAGGCCCCTGAAGGTGTCCTCCTACCCAACAACGAGGATTCATGGGAGAGGTCAGACATTGACCCCAAGGACGGCCCTGCCGCCTCAGACCCCACAGCACCCTCCCCGGACGGAACGGGTAATGACGGGGGTGCAGGCAGTACGCTGGGTAACGACATGCGGGATGACCTCGTGGCATCTTAGGGTAGAATAGGTATCTACCCGAAGGAGAGAAATGACCGCCCGAATCACGTTCGATGAAAACGGACATATCGTACTGGATGACCCGGACACCAACGCCTGCCCCACAGACCCCGCCGACCTGACCCAGTGTGACTCATGTCAGTAATCAACGGACGTATCCCCGCCTCCAACCTCGCGTACCTGTCTACGCCTGGGCGGCTTACGTCTGCGAGCGCTAAGTCGTACGAACGCCTTAAGAAGGCAACAGGCACCACTGGCACGGAACATTCCAACGAGGCATACCGTAGTTACGACGAGCAAATTGATACGCTCGAATATAACTACACCACGGTAAAATCGCAGGGCGCTTCCGGCAATACTGTAGCCAATGGCGGAATTAAGTATTGGAACGGTAAGACGTGGTATCGGAAGCCCGGCAGGGTTACCGCCGCCATCCCCGGTACCTCAAATCACGGTTACGGCGTGGCGGTAGACTTCCAGAACCTGGGGGGCTACACGTCAAGCACCTGGAAGGCGTTCGCCAAGGTCGCGGCAGAACACGGGTGGAGCAACACCGAGGGGCGAGCCGTCAACGAGCCGTGGCACTGGGTATACAATGAAAAATTAGACAAGCACAAGTACGATGGCGGTGGCGAATCGTCCACTACCACTTTGGAGGAACCCGTGTTGAAGAACTCGACGTTTGCCCGCACGAAGCCCACCGCGCTGAAGAAGGATGCGTGGGTGACGATTAAGATTTCCAATACGGACGCTACCTCGTTTGCGAAGGATTGCGACGTGTGGAGTGTGGACGCCAACCTGACCGTGACCGGCCTGCCCGTGGGCGCGCAAATCCAGTGGCGCGTGTTCGAGGTGGACTGCAAGACGGACGGCACGAGTGGCGTGCGCAAGAAGGCATACCCCGCTATCGAGGGCATCGGCACTGCCGGGTCTACGTTCCTAGGTGGCTCGTGGACCGGCTCGGGTCTGACCACGCCGACTGCTGGTAGGTCTCGCCGCCTCCGCCTGGAAGCCAAGGTGTTCACCTCCGGGGTGAAGGTAACCGCCGCCCGCACGAGTGCCAACCAATGGACTGAGAAGTAAGGAATACCCCATGCAGACCGCAGTTGTCCGTACCGTCACCGGCTACCTCGTTGGCCTCATCGTCGCACTCCTCGCATCACTAAAGATTGAGGTGAGCGACGAGTTCAAAACCATGCTGATAGCGGCCGTCTCGTTCATCGTAGGCACCGCCTACTACGTCATCGTCAAGGCGCTAGAGAAGAAGTGGCCGAAGATTGGCTGGCTAATCGGCTCGCCCAACGCCCCCGTGTACCCGACTCGGAATGATGCGGAGGCATCGAAGGCCATTGATGTGGCCGTAGGCACGCTCACCCCGGAGGTTGTGGAACCTGAAGAGGGTGACCCAGTGGAAGATGAGATTGAGACCACGGACTAGTACAAACTTGCCCTAACCCGACAAGAAAGGAGCAGAACCCAATCCCACATAAGCGATAGGAGGTTCTGAATCTCGCTAAGCCCCCTCCGGTTAACGCCCGAGGGGGTTTAGTCGTGGAGTGTGGTAAACTATCCATTATGACGACCAAGAACCTATTGGAATCCGCCACGCTGGTTGAGTCCCCTCAGTCCGGCACGTGGAAGGTGCGCCTTATCTCAGAGGGTAAGGGCTCCTCCGGCATTTACCCCCCGGAGATGCTGGAAAAGTACCACTCGGCGTTCAATAACGTTTTGTCTTTCGAAAACCACCCCGGTTGGATGGACGGCCCAGAGTCGCGTAATTTCACGCAGATTGTGGGTCGCGTCCAAGGTGAAACGTGGATTGACAAGGACGAGCGGGGGAAGGTTGGTATCTACGCCAACTGGGACCCCGACCCGGAGCACCGGGAGCGACTCGCCCGCTACAAGGATAATCTGGGACTGTCCATTTACATTGAGGGCGATGGTCACATCAACGAGGATGGCGAATATGTGGTGGATTTCCTGAACGGGGAAGACGCATTCCGTAGCGTTGACGTTGTTATCGCGGCGGGGCGTGGAGGCCGTTTCGAGGAGTCCCAGATGCAACAGATTTACGCTCAGCGCCGTGCTGAGAGTGATAAGACCGGAGTCGAAGCCTCGGCACCGGATGGAAAGGAACACAAGATGGATGAGAAGATTGAGGCCCTGACCGCTCAGGTTACTGCTCTCGCTTCGTCCGTTGAGACTCTTGTGACTGCCGCAAAGACCAAGGCCGAGGAAGCCGCTCAGGTTGAGGCTGACGAGAAGGTTGTTGAGGAGCGCATCGCCACGTACGAAGCGAACCTTGCGGCCATCGAGTCGGTTCGTGAGTCTCTTCTTCCGTCGCAGGTGAAGCACCTGCTTGCCGAGGCGAAGAACGCGGCGGACATGACCGCGCTCATTGAGCAGGCCAAGACTCTTGCTGACGAGTTGCGCGAGGACGCCCACCTGGTGGAGTCCGCCGATACCGGAGTTATCAAGGGCGCTACCAAGGAAACCAAGTATGGAGCGTGGAACTAATGGCTACCAACCTCGTTTACCGCAACACTGACTCGCAGAACCGAGTCGAGACGCTGGCCGCCACTTACGGCCCCGGCGTTCCCGTTACCTCCAAGGCGGGCCTTCCGGCGGTTACCGTTACCGGCTCGGGCGACTACACCGTTTCGGAGACCATCTCCGGCGTGGGTACCCTCTCGGGCATCCCGGCAGGTGGTGCTGGCCTCACCGGCAAGCAGGTCACCCTGGCCTTCGATGGCACCTGGGAGTTCCTGGCGTCCGACTTCGATGACACCGCACCTGACCCCACGTCGGTGGCCCAAGGTACGGCTATCAACTTCCGGTCAGCGAGTGGCAAGTTGACCACGACTGCGGTTACCACCGGCGTCGTGGCCTGGGGCTACGTTGACTTCCCGCCCGACTACGACAAGACCCGTGGCTATGTCCCGGTTCGGATTGGTGCGTAAACCATGACTGACTTCAAGGACCAGTTCACTCTTGATGGTCGTCTCAAGCCTGCTCACCCCAGCGTTACCCGCTCCAAGGTGGCAGAGGCCGACCGTCTCCTGAGTGCCGCCCTTCGCGGTGACCGCATTGCGGCAGGTCAACTTGCTGAGGTCCACACGACCTCTGACCTGCCGTTCGCGCTGGCTCACCTGGTCTCCGCTACGGCTATCCCGCAGTTTGACCAGATTGAGCGCACGTGGAGCCAGATCGCGGATGTCCGCACTGTGTCCACGTTTAACAACGTCCGACTCTACTCGCTTCTGAATGACCTTTCGGGCGCGGGTGTTGCCGAGGGCGCTGACGCTCAGGGCCTCACCGGTGGTCTCCCGGACGTTCCCGAGGCGGCCCCGTACCCCTACGTCACCATCTCCGGTAAGGAGGCGTTCTACGCGAAGGTGACCAAGAAGGGTGCGAAGTTCGGCTTCACGTGGGAGTCGCAGATTAACGACGTGGAGGGCTTCTACGGAAACCTCCCCTCCGACCTCGTTAACCTGGCCCTGGACACCGAGGAGCGCGAGGTCTACCAGGCTGTTATCAGCGGTGTGACCACGACTCTTGCGGGCGGTACCCTTCCTGACGGTACTGCGGTTGTCGCTAACGCCCCCATCAGCCCCAATGCCATCTGGCAGGCGATTATCGAACTGTCTAACAAGACGGTTAACGGTCGCAAGGTGGGTCGTTCGCCCCGTGGCTACAACGTCCTCGTGCCGGTCGGCGTGAAGGACTTTATCGACTGGTCACTGAACCAGGCCATCATCTCGATTCAGGATGGTTCGATTACGTTCGGCCCCGGTGACCGTTCCGCCCTCAACGGCGTTACCGTCATCGAGTCCCCGTACATCACCGGTACCAACTGGTACATCCTGGCGAAGCCCGGCTCGTTCAACCGTCCGTTCATCGAACTCGGTCGCCTGCGTGGCTACGAGGCCCCCGAACTGCGCGCCAATGGCAACACCGGCGTGTACCTCGGTTCCTCTGCCGTGGTTCCGTTCAACCAGGGTTCCTGGGACAACGACACCATTGACTACCGCGTGCGCTACGTGTGTGGCGGTATCGTGTGGAGCGGCGTGTACGGCCTCCACTCCGAGGGTGACGGCAACTAAACCCACTCGTGGAAACCCCCGCTGGCTAATGCTGGCGGGGGTTTTCCCATCCCCTAAAACATACGGTAGAATAGGAATAGCAGGTTTCAGGATTCCCCTTCTCCGGTTCCCTGCACGAAAGGCCCCCGTTGAAGCGTCCCTCTCCGCTCCGGGGGTCTTTCCCTATACGGTAGAATAGGCACAGGAGGTTTTACCATGTCAAACGTAGGCGTTGCGCCACTTAACCCTGACACCCCGGTGGGACAATTCAGGCTGGCCTATGGGGATACAGAGTTTACCCCTTTCGACCCTGAAGTAGAAGGGTCAGGTAATTATGCTGAACTGAGTGACGTTGAGATTAAGACGTTCCTTTCACTGTCTAGCGGTTCAGTCCCTCGCGCCATTGCCACATATTACCGGCGTCTTGCGGGAGATGCGGCCAAGAAGAGTATCTCCGTTAAGGACCACGACCTCTCAGCCGACCTTACTAAGCGGGCAAGTAATCTTCTGGAAGCGGCGGCAGGATGGGACGCTATTGCTGATTCCGCCGGTGAGGGTGACATTTTCGAGATTGCAGGGATGGGGTGCTTGTGTGACCTGGAGGCGGCACCTTACCCAGTAGGTAGGTGTGGCTGTGGCCCTCTCATTTTCTAACTGGACGGATGAAATCGCAGAGGTTTCTGAACTGTTCCAGAACGCAGAGGTGGCCCTCTTTTCGCCTAGTGCGTTGAGTGCATCGTATTCGTGGTCTACAGGGGAGTGGACGTACGAGGGCGACCAGGAGTACCTTTACGAGGACAAGGCGCGAGTGACTCCCATCCGGTGGGGTGTCAACCACGAGGGCGAGGACGTGTCCAACGCCAGCACGATTACCGCTGTTCAGGTTCAACTGCCAAAGGATGCGGTGGGTCACATTCAGCGGGGTGTGAAAATGGTGGTTCCATCGTGCAATGACAACCCGGCCTTAGAGTCTGTCCTGTTCACCCTCACCAGTGACCTCCAAGGTTCCAACGCGGCAAGTAGGACGTTCGAGTTCTCCGTGGACGGGGATATCGCTGTCCCTGAGGTGGAGGAGGTGCCAGATGCCGATTAGCGAGTCCGGGCCTAAGTTGGACCAGTGGTTCATCGGGCAGATGGATAAGTTGGACCGGAGCGTAGAGAGCGCCATGAGGGATGTGGCCGAGAAGGGCCAGCAGGTCCTACAGGACATGATTTCTACGCGAGGTACAGCCAACTCAGCCTATGGAGGTGTAGGTCGGTGGTCGCGTACGTTTTACTCTAAGTCAGACGGTTCTGCCAAGGATGCCGCCTCCCCTGGTAGGGAGTGGACCGGTGACATGAAGAAGGCCATCACTCACGCCACCGGGGCCAGTAAGACGACCGCGTTCGCATCGTTCGGATGGTTGGAGCGTTACGAGGACTACTTTGGTTACCAGGAGGCCGGGTTCTATCATGTGTTTGCCCGGCGTCACATTCCGGGAATGTTCATCTTCCACGATACCCAAGACATCATGGTAAAGTACGCCGAGGATAGGATTGGGGTGGCTCTTCATGAGTTTTAGTATTACCTCCATTCAGGAGGACGTTTTGGATTTCATGCGGGACACCGTATACCCGGACCAGGACGTTATCGAGCAAGCCCTGGACGACGAACTGAAGGTGGAGTCAAACACACTAGGACAGATTAACCCGTACGTGTCCCTGACGTTTGGTGACCTCCAAGCATGGGGCGCTACGTCATTTGCAGGACCGCGTGGTGACGACTACACCCTCCCGCTGTACTTGCGAATAGTGGCCCCCACCCCCGAAATCGCCAGGCTTGGCTCTAACCGGGCTATCGAGAAGTTCCTTGGGGCCAAGTTCGACTGGGCGGGCAATATCCGTAAGCGTGCAGGTGGGATTATCTTCCCGTTGAAGCAAGCAGACGGGTCCACGCAGGCGTATATCGCTCCTGTGTCTTTTGGGCTTATGGTGGTTGTGGCGCTTATACCCGACCCCGACCCGGAGCCTGAACCTGATGAAGACCCCGAACCCGTGGTAAACTAGATACCATGAGCGAAATGATTAAAGTGCTGAACACGGAGACCGGAGCGGTCGGCTTTATTAAGCGTCGCCTCTTCGAGAACCCCGCCATCTTCAACCAGGACACGTTTGTTCGCGTTGACGAGGAGCAGAAGCCGTACGCACCGGCCACGTTCAAGCCGCGTTCCGCAAAGAAGTTCAAGGAACAGCACCCCGCTAAGGTGGTTGAGGTTCCCGAGGAACCGGCTGATGAGGCCGTAGAAACTGAGAATGAGGTGACAGAGTAATATGGCCCTTGAGCGATTGACCGAAGACCTTTCGTATCGCTTCATGCTGGCGCACAAACTCGCCATCGCTGATATTTCCGCGCCCACTGACGACGAGTTGAACGCCAACTCCTCTAACGTCCCCTCTGCGCTGATTTTCAACGTGACGTGTGCGCTGAACACGGACGGCACGACCTTCGACCTGGACGACCCGGAGTTGGACGACACCACGTCCTTCTGCCAGCGTGCCGGTTCGGGTGATGTGCTTACCCGTAGTGCTACGGTGGTGTTTGAATACTTCATGGACAAGCGTCGTTGGACGGACGCAACGAGCACCAGTGAGTCGGACGGTTACAACGTTGCAAACCTCACCCACTCGTTGCTGGCGTGGCGCGGTCAGGAGTACCTGGCTATCATGTCGGTGGGGAAGGCCCCTGACGCCGCGTTTGCCGCTGGTGACCGTGTGAAGATTGCACAGGTAGCCACGGACTACGCGATTCCCAACATTTCGTCCGGTGCGCCGATTACGTGGGTTCAGACGTTCGCCAAGCGCACGGACCTCGCCTGGAACGTCGAAGTAGTGGAGGCTGCGTAACATGGCATACAAGGATATTGAGAAGGCGGTTGCCAACGAGAACATCGCGGTGTTCATTGGCCCCACTGGTGGCGCGTTTGGTGTCACCAACGTGGGTGAGCCGCTTCCCGTTGAACTGAACAACACCGGCGGTGCGTCGGGTATGCTCTCCGTTGCGGAGGCTATCTCCTTCAACGACTGGTCGTTCGGTATGGACGCTTCCGAGACGAACAACGAGCCTTCGCTTGCTGACGCCTCCACCGCTGAGACGTTCGGTCTTGCCAACTTTGGTGGCTCGTTCAGCCCGTACTACCCCAAGGCGTACGACGACTCTTCGAACCTCATCTCCAATCTGTACGATATGATTGACACCCCCGGTTCAAAGGTGGATATCGCCACTCGTATCGACGGTGATGTGGACCAGTCCGAGGATGCGGCTGATGGTGACTTCGTGTCTGTCTACCGTGTTCAGCGTGAGGGTGAGACCAACCCCTTCACGCCGGGCGAGTCGAAGCGGTATGTCGCGTCGTTCATCCCCAAGACTGAGTTCAGCCACGTGGTTGTGGCCGGTGACCACGCCGTTACGGCCATCGAACCGGCGTCGTTCGCCGCTGGTTCTACGGGCCGCATCCGCGCCGCCCAGCAGGGCCGCGATGTTACCTGCTACCTTGAGTTCACCACGGACGACGCAACGGTTATCGATGTGTACCCCGGTGGCTTCTACAAGGTGACCGGTACGGCCACTGACACTGCAACGGTCACCGTAACCGACCCGGTAACCGGTGACAACGACACCGTGGCAGTTACCGTCTCCTAACCTCACCCACAACAACCCCGGTACTCAGTCAGGCTGGCCGGGGTTTTGTGCTACACTGGGGCGATTGAGAGGAGGCAGAGTGCTAGCAACAACACACCCTGAACTGGCAGAACAGTGGGGTCCCGGTAACGACCGAACCCCAGAGGATGTGACGTACGGCTCCCAGTACAAGGCGGAGTGGGTGGGACCGTGCGGCCATACATGGCACGCTACGGTGCAATCTCGTGCGTCCCGGTCACAAGGGTGCCCTTACTGTGCCCCTAACCCCCTGAAGGTTCTTTCTGGGTTCAATGACCTTGCCACCCGCTACCCAGACGTGGCCTCCCAGTGGCACCCCTCGCGTAACACCATCACCCCTTCGGAGGTAACGGGCGCAACCGGCAAGAAGGCATGGTGGCTTGGGTCTTGCGGCCACGAATGGGAGTCCCCCGTCTACAACCGGACAATAGGCGGGCAGGGGTGCCCGTTCTGCACCGGCAAGCGGGTCCTGGCAGGCTTCAACGACCTTGCTACCACTAACCCTGAACTCCTGCCGGAATGGCATCCTGACAACGAGAAGACACCTCAAGAGGTCACGGCGGGGAGTCATTATCGAGCCTGGTGGGTGTGCTCTAAGGGACATGAGTGGGCTGTTAAGGTTCAGAACCGGGCTAAGCAGGGCTCCGGGTGTGCTGTATGCTCAGGCCGCGTTGTGTCCCCTGGGTTTAACGACTTGGCGACCCTCAACCCGGAGTTGGCCGCCCAGTGGCACCCTGACAACGATAGGGGGCCTAGTGAGGTGACCGAGAGTAGTTCCTACCGGGTGCGTTGGACGTGTGCGTTTGGGCATGAATGGGAGTCCCGCCTTGCCGACAGGACAGATGGGTACAACTGCCCTAAATGCTCACCCCGAGTATCCACCCCTGAAACCGAACTTGCAGAATGGCTCTCCACGGTCACCACGGTGGAGACAAGCAACCGAAGCCTCATACACCCAATGGAGTTGGATATCTACCTCCCGGAGAGGTCTGTGGCTATTGAGTTCAACGGGCTGTACTGGCACACTGAGAAGCGTGTAGGGAGGTCAAAGCACCTCTCCAAGACGCAGGCTTGCGAAGAAGCAGGGGTGACGCTTATCCACGTGTGGGAGGATGACTGGAAGTACCGTAAGGATGTGGTGAAGAAGACCCTCTTGCGTAAGATTGGGCTTTCGGACGAGATGAAGGTAAACGCCCGCGACCTTACGTGTGCCCCGGTTACATCCCAGGAGGCCCGCGTTTTTCTTGACGAGAACCACATTCAGGGGTACGCCGCCGGTAAGAGTTACGCCCTTCGGGATAGCGAGGGGGATATCCGTGCCGTCCTGGTGGTGAAGCACCGTAAGAAGGGACCCCACGAGATTATACGGTTTGCCACCAACGCCCTAGTGAGGGGCGGGTTCACTAAACTCCTTGCCTATGTAGAGAAGCAACTAGATGTGCAAGAGTGGGTGACATTTGCCGCTAGGGATGTTTCTACAGGACGACTGTACGAATCCGCTGGGTTTACCGTCTCAGGGGAAACCCCACCTGACTACTGGTATGTGGCGGGGGACCGTAGGGAACACAAGTTCAATTACCGCAAGGCTCGGTTTCGAAAAGACCCGCACCTGCTCTACGCGGACGGGTTGACAGAGCGACAATTGGCTGAACTTAACGGCTTGGAGCGGATATACGACGCCGGGAAGATTAGGTACTCCAAGGTGGTATACTAGTGTGAGGACGTTTACCTTTCATAAGGAGAAAAAGAATGGACCCCAAGCCCATTAGCCTCACTCAGGTTTCTGAGGAGTCCTACACGGGACTCACCCCCCAGCCGTTTGTTGTGGTGGGTGACATTCCCGGCGCTGACTTCACCCCCACGGAGGCCCCTGTTATCAACGACGAGCCTGCGGATGCCGGTGACGTGGCGGCGGACCTTCAGTCCCTCGTGGACGTCCTTGTGCAGGCGGGTATTCTTACCGACTGACACGCGAAACCCGCCCATCGTACCAGTGGGCGGGTCTTTTCGTACCCCAAAAACGGGGCGTGGTAGAATGTACGGGTAAGAGGAACTACTAGAAGGGGCTATCCGGATGACTGCTCACGATGACCTGAACAACCCGAAGACGTTTGACCTTATCGCCGCACTTACCGGGCGGTCCTACCCTCAGGACACCGTGAGGGTGGTGTTTGACGAGGCCGGTATGTATGCCCTAGCGAAGGCTACCGACCTGGCGTACCAAAACCCTGCATCGAAGGAACTTGAAGAGGCCCGTGTCCAGGTGGAGAAGGCTCTTGAGGGCGACATCTACGAGTTCACTGTTCGCGGTGTCCCCCGTCACATCTTGAAGACGCTGACCGAGAAGGTACTGGCTAAGTACCCCATTACCAAGTCGGCCTTCGGAGAGACCACCCAGGACCCCGGTGCCGAGGACTACTTTGCCCAGTTGGAGTGGGAACTGTACGTGGTGAAGGTGAAGTCCCCGGATGGTTCCGAGGTCGTCCCCACCCCTGACGATATCGCCGCTATGCTCAAACTTCTTCCCGCTTCCGGCATTCACGCCGTTGCAAGTGCTATCGCCTCCCTACGGGACAACGCGGAGCGTGGTTACGAGCAGTTGGTGCAGGGCCTTGATTTTTTGTCACAGCCCTCTCAGACGGAGGAGCCCGATTCTACCGACCAGTAATCCAAAGCGCGGGGGTGTGGGGCAAGCGCCCCTCCTCCATGCTCATGCGGGATGAATGGTTCGGACATAGGGACCCCCTCACGGGTGAGCCGTTGGGGGACCGCGACGAATGGATTGACTGGGATTTCGCCCTGGCGGCGGCTGACCAGACAATTGAGGCGTTCACTGACGATAATGGCATCCCCGAGTGGACCAAGAAGGACCCCAAGGCGTCTATTGAGGCCAAGCGGAAAATTGACCAGTTTAAGGCATCCATTGAGTCCATCACCGGCTCGGCAAAATACAAGCCCACCCCCGGTGAATACTTCGTACCTGATATCCGCTCCTTGAGGACTGATAAAACCCTGTGGACCTATCAGGACTGGGTAAACTCTGAAAAAGAGGGTTTGGTAGAATAGTAGGGTACAATACCCCAGGAGGATTTCAGTGTCAGGCGACGTTACCCGGCGGATTAATCTCGTCATTACTACGACTGGTGCTGAAAACTCTCGGAAGGCTGTAGAGTCACTAGAGGGGACCCTGCGTAATCTATACAAGCAGGGCACCATCACGGATAAGGAACTCGCCAATGGTGCCCGGTCAATGGAGCAACTGGGCCAAGCCTCCGCCAAAACAACGGACGCCACCAATAAGGCAACGGAGGCCACGAAGAAGGCGGCAAGCGCTACAGACTCGTTTGCCAACTCCGCACCCCGTCTCCGGTATGCCCTGTACGATGTTGCGACGACCGCGAACCTTGCAGGTGCCGCACTCCTCGGGTTGTCCACGGCATCTACCGCAACCGCCATTAGCATGGACCGGCGTTTTGCGGACGTGGCACGCACCACCGGCGTGTACATGGACAAGACGGGCAAGGAGGCGAACGACCTTCGGGATGACTTTGAGGACCTGTTCACCTCCATCCCTCAGTCGTGGAACGACCTCACCCGCATTGGAACCCTTGCCGGTCAGTTGGGTATCGCCAAGCAAAACGTTGCTGAGTTCACCAAGTTGGTGGCTGAGTTCGCTACGGTTACCGATGTTTCTGTAGACACTGCCGCTACTGCGTTTGGTCGGTTGTCACAACTTCTTGATGTCCCCGCAACCAAGTACGAAAACCTGGGTTCAGCCATCGTGGCAACGGGTGTGTCGTCGGTGGCTACTGAGTCTCAGATTATCAATATCTCCTCGCAGATTGCCTCACTGGGTTCGTTCGCGGGCTTCACGGCAGACCAGGTTATCGGTCTGTCGTCGGCCATGGCGTCCCTGGGCGTTCAGCCTGAACTTGCCCGTGGTGTTATCACCCGCCTGTTCACGAACATCAGTACGGCGGTGTCTGACGGTAGTGACCGCTTGAAGTTGTTCGGAAAGGTTTCGGGCCTCACAAGCCAGGAGTTCGCTACCGCGTGGGGTGACGACGCGGCAGGTGCCCTAGAGCAATTCCTGACCGGTCTGGGAGGGGTTGAGGACTCGAAGGCTATCTCGGTGCTTCAGGAACTTGGCATCACCGCATCCCGTGACATCCCCACCATCCTGAAGTTGGCGCAGAACAGTGAAGTTCTCACCGACCAGATGCGTATCGCCAGCCAGGGCTTCCAGGACGGCACAGCGCTTGCTGACCAGTATGGCGTGGTTGCGGAAACAGTGGCCTCCAAGATTACGGTCCTTAAGAACAACCTCCAAAACCTCCTGGGTACCATTGGTGAGTCGTCAACCGGCCCCATTGCGGCTATCGTAGACCTGCTTACGCGGATGGCTAAGGCGGCTACCGACTTCCTCTCCACCGGGTTCGGTCAAGTCCTTGCGCTAGTGGCGGTGGGTGCTACGGCTGTCGCAGGTGCCCTGGGTCTCATTCTCGGCGCAATGGCTCTTGGGGTTGCCTCCACTCTGGCACTCCGTACCGCCCTTGACGGTCTTGCCGTGTCGGGGAACATTGCCCGGTTCAACATGGCTACCCTCCGGGGCGAAATCGAGACGCTTACTGGGTCGGCAGTTGCCGCTAGGATTGCCATCGGCACCATCAAGACGGCCCTCATCTCTACAGGTATCGGTGCTGCTGTCGTAGCCATTGGAACTGCTATCTCGCTTTTGACTCAGCGCTCATCGGAGGCGAAGCACCAGTTCGATGAGTTCGGAGCCTCACTACGGGAAGCCATTACCCAGGATACTCAAAACGGAGATGCGTCTATACGTAGGCTGAAGGTTACGATTGAGGACACCGGGGATGCCGCTGTTGACTCTGCTAACCAGGCGTACGACATGGCTAACGCGCTGGCAGGGGTGGGGGATGGTTCAGTTACGGCCAGGGATGGGGTGGATGACCTCAATACAAGCCTGGACGAACTGTATATCAACCTAGGTGCCGTAACCGACCAGGCCATCCGTAAGGGTCTTGTGGACGCTATTCTAGGGGATGACCCCGCGAAGGCGGCTAGTAACCTGGCTACCTGGAACGACGTGCTCAGTAAAACTGGCCTGACGATGAATGATATAGTCCAGGGTATCGAAAGTGGAAACGTACCCGCCGCCCTTTCTAATTTTGCTCAAACGCTTTTGGATGAGACGGCTAATGTTGACGCTACGGGAAACTCTCTTGCGAACTTCACGCAGGGGTCATTGGACGCCAACTACGCCACCTTAGACCTTCTCGACTCCGTTGGCCTATTTAACAATACTACTCAAGACACCATCGCACTGGCCCAAACCCAAGCGAATGCCTATAAGGCGGCAGGCGTGGAGATGGAGCAATCAGCGGCGTCTGCAAACGAGTACGGGGACTCCCTTAATGACCTCACGGATGGGATGTTCGACCTTCTGAACGCCCAGTACGCACTTATCGGGTCCACCTATGACCTGGGTGCTTCGCTTGCCACCAACGGGCTGGACTTCAGCGAGCAGACGGCGGCAGGGCGCGAAAACCTGGGAGCACTCACCTCCACCCTGGAAGCGGTGGGTAAGGTTGCAGGTGACGATGCTGACCTGTTCTCAGCCTACGTCCACGAAATCATCAACCAGTTGGTGGGCGCTGGTGTGACTGGTGCGGCTCAACTTGCCCCCATCCGGGCGGCACTTGCCGGACTTGCTAACCCTTCCGCCACGGCGCAGATGATTGCCCAGAGTCAACTCACCGGCCAGATTGCCACCGGTATGAGTTCGGTGGCTGACAACACTGGGCGCGCCGCCTCGAACGCCCGTAAGGCCGCTAAGGAGATTCGTACCCTCGCGGACTACGTGTCCGACCTGTCGTCGGTGATGAAGGATGCTTTCGAGTATCGGTTCGGGCTTCAGGAGGCGGCAGATGATGCTACGTCCAAGTTCCAGGACCTCGCTCAGTCGCTTTCAGATGCACGCGACAAGTTGGCGGACCTCCGGTTGGAGATTCAGCAACTTCAGGCTGACATCATGGGCCAGCAGTCATCCATTGCCATCCTCGAATACCAGTTGACGGTTGCCCGTGAGTACGGCGATACCCTCCGCGAGCAGGAAATCGTTGCCGAACTGGCGGACAAGAACGCAGACCTGGCTAAGTCCCAGTCTGACCTTGCCAAGAAGCAGAAGGATGCCACCAAGGCCCAGCAGGCCGCTACGCCTACCCTTACCGGAAACACTGAGGCGGCTATCGACCAGCGTAACTCGGTTCTAGAACTCCTGGGCAGTTACGAGGACCTCATTGTTGCCTACGCGGCGGCAGGCCACTCCCAGCAGGAAGTCGCCCGGTACGCGGAATCGTTGCGTCAGAAGTTCCAGGCTCAACTTACCAGCCTGGGGTACACCAACGCGGAAATCAAGAAGTACACGGCGGCCTTTGGGGACTTCCAGAGCATCATCAGCAAGGTGCCCCGTAATCTCACGGTGAAGGCAGACGCAGACACCAGCCCGGCACAGAAGGCACTAGACCAGTTCTTCGCCAAGAACAAGAATCGGTCAGTTACCACAACCCAAAACATCAAGACGAACTACCAGGCCCCGAGTAATACTAAGTACCAGCGAGCCGCCGAATACACGTCTCAGATTAACGCATTGATTGCATCCCTCGTTGCGGGTAAGTATAACCCTAACCTGGTGAAGTATGTTCAACCTCAAATTGACGCCCTAATGAAGAAGCGCAAGGCCCTTGTCGGGTATGCCACCGGAGGCTTCACGGGTCGAGGTGGAAAGTACGAACCGGCGGGTGAGGTTCACCGTGGTGAGTATGTTATCCCGGCCCGCGACGTGAATCAGTCCACCGGGTTGCCCTATGCTGACGCCCTGAACCGTCTGTCACGGGGTACCACTGCACCTGCCCCGAGTTACGCCGGTGGGGGTTTCGTGAGTGGCCCTGGGTACACCGAACTTGGCCCTAACACGCTCCGTAACCTGGCTAAGATGATGGTGGTTGAACTGAACCTTGACGGACGCCAAATCGCCACGTCAGTGAACAACTATAATCGTAACGTGAGCACGGTAGGAAGGTCTTAAGTATGACCACGGATTTCACCAAAGACCGCAAGATTTACTTCGGCACCCAGAACCTCATGTCATGGGTTCCCGCACCTGGCAGGGACGTTGACCGCAGTTCTGCTGGGTGGTCTAGCGTGTCAGACCGCCTCAACGGTACCAAGGGTGTAAAGCGTTCGGCAGGCACCTCCCGGTCGTATGGAATGTCGTGGGGGTTGGCGCGGGATGAGGAGATTGATATCATCTTCGCCTACGCCAATGGCGACTACGGTACGGACGGCATTTACTGGGTGGACCCGTGGGCGGCGGCAACTAATATCATGCCTGACTGCTGGGCGTCCCCGTGGAAGGCCGGACTAGACGGTAAGAACCTCGCCGGTAAGGATGCTACTCGCCCTGCCGTATACGACACGCCGGATAACACCAAGGCGCTACCGGTTAAGTACGCCAACTACTACCTGAATGGCACTGAAACGTTCCGGGAAGTGTGGATTCCTATCCCCGAGGGATTCTACCTGCACTTCGGATTCCACGGTAACCTCACAGACGGAACCGCTGGCTTCGAATACCAGGCTGACGATGACGAAGACCCCACGGAGATTGTGCTTATCGACACGGAAACGGATGGCATCACCAACTCCGGTATCGCCGGTCCCAACGGTGTGACATTCCGCATGTTCGGTGAGGTGGACGGTGACCTTGATTTCTATGGTGCAGTGGCGTGCCTGAGCAAGAACCAGTATTCAAGCGGGCTGACCCAATGGCACACCGGCCAGGGCCATGACGCACTGTTCTTCACCCAGATGCCCACCGACCGAGGAATCATTTCCAACGGCATCAACTCCTTCCGGGCCGTGGAGTGTACGCTAGTGGAGGCTGAGTAACAGTGCCTACGTTTGTTGACGCCAACGGTGATATCACCGGCTGGACCGTGCAAGAGGATGCCAACCCGGATACTGTCAACGGCCAGGG